GCTTCTGTGTACAAATCTTGGAGAACCGATAATGTATCTTCTGGCAAATCACCTTCCAGATAGTCAACAGACTCAGAACTTTCTACAGGAACACGTTCACCTGATGAAAACTGTTCTTTCAAAGCTGCAAGAAGTTCATTCCACTCATGACATTCTCCGCAGTTATTTGCATCTGCGATATCTTCTATGGTAAGATCATTCTCTTTTGCAAGTGCATGGAGTTTAATGATATCTGGCAGCATAAGCGGTTTATTGTTGAGTGCAAGATCATCCAGCGTATTCATTATTTCATAATAAGCAATCATCTCTGTATTCATAATTAATACCTCACAAACAGAATGTTATATCTATATACAAGGTGCAATTTATCTGGTCATGACTTCTATTGCTCGTTGAATTCGTTGATCTAATTGAATGAATGCATCTTCGTAAGATTTGATTTCAGTATTTTCTTTATTCAGCACATAATCTATTGTATATGGTGTAAGTTTCTTTCCACGTGTAAATCGATGAAGTTCTGTGGATTGTTCTTCTTCCTTTTTATGTTGCTGTTGCAGTTTAGTTCTATGTGTAGGATGTGTCGATACTCGAAGTCTTAGTCTAAATTTAAGTATAGGATTTCCATCTGCATCTTTTGCAATAAAATTATAATAATTTGAATTATCTTCTGAAAAATTCAAATATGTAAGTTCTAAACCATAATAATCAATGCATAGGTCTTCTACAGAAACTATAAACGCATTATAATCTGCTAAAGCCTGTGGTGGGATTATAGCATTCTTTTCACCACTTGTAAGTTCACCATCAGGTATATAGAATCCCTTATATGTTGCTGCAGCTATATATGGATCATCTGTATCTAAAAATATATTCACCAACAAATCAAATGTTATAGGAAGTATCATAATCTAATCCACCTTTCGATTCTTATAATATTCTATAGCCGAAATTATATATTTATTGACAGACATCCCATCTGACTTTGCAATCTCTTTCAATTTAACATGTTCTCCATTTGGAAGCATAATTGTAACTCGATCATACTTCTTCTTATTGTAGTTGTTCTGGTATGAAATCCTATCAAATTTCTCTTTGGTATCTGACATAATTCTTCTTACTCCTTATTATAATAGATATTTATAAATGTGTCAATAGATATTTATAAATTCAATAATTATAACGATTTAACAAAACTAAAAACACCCATGATCTACTCACAGGTGTTTTAGAAATATTATCTAATTGATCTTATAATTACGATATTCCACATCCATGCTTGATCCATTAGTTTCATGACAATATGGACAGACATCATAATCCATATCACGGAATCCAGGAATCTGACTCTCTGTTTCCTGCCTATAATTCTTACCACAATGCGTACATTTAACTATATTGGAACCATAAACAACTCCATTATTAGCAAATGCTTGTCCAATGAGTAGATCTTTCATTCTCCCCATGCATCACCTCATGTAAATAGATTTTTCTTAATAATCTCCAATCCGGCACGAACTTCTTCTAAAGATTCTACGGACACATTTGGATTGCTCAAAGTAGATATTGCTTTATCTAAAATCCGGTCAGTTTCTTCGGATTTGTATCTAATAGAATCATTGTTTAGCTTGCTATCTGCAAATTCTTGACCATTTTCTGCAAGCATAATTGCGTAAAATAGTCCCTTTAATATTCCAGTTTCATACACTTTGTTAGAATGTTCAAAGTTTTCAAGTTTTGACTTTAATCTGTTTATATATTCTGTAGTTTCATAGTAAAACATTTTTTGTTCCCCCTTATTTATTATAACGATTTACAGACACAAAAACCACCGCAACAATTAAGTTCCGGTGGTTTTCCTACAACGTATAATTATTTTGTATAACTCTTCTCCAATCTACCAATCGGATAGTAATCCTTTGCCTGCATGATCTCAATAAAATACGGCTCCTCCCAATCAAATATCACATCGGATAACTTCACATCCTTATTCAAATACCCAATATCCTTGAGTAAGTCAAGTAACCCATCCTCTGTAATATCATCGGAAATCCAAATCTTCTCTTCAATAGGCCCAAGATTGTTTACTTCCCAACCATCGTCTTCATTACCCAATACATCGAAGTAATCAATGAGATCATAATACTGACCTGGATCATTATGACCTACGCAATTGATAGATTCTGAAGAATTGATTTCAATTGTATCTGTTTTATCAAGAAGATCGATAGTATCGTGTTCATATATAGCATAATCAGCAACTCTACCATCATCTTGAATCAGTGCAACACCCATTCCTGCATCATGAAGAGCCTTTACAATCTTCAAATTTGCTTCTTCGTAATACTTACTGAATATAGAAATTTCAGCAAGTTTCTTATTACCGCTTGAAGCCTTTACATATTTATTCATAATGTATTATCCTCACTTCCTTATATATTAGAATGCCATCATAAGTACACTATTTCTTGCAGTAATTGCATACATTTCTCCGGTATCTCTATCTTGCAGAAGACCACCATTGATTCCGTAAGTGCCTCTACTAACTGCAATCTTATCCAAATCATGAGAATGAAGGAAATCTTTCATCTCACTGAATCCATAATTGGTTATATCTATTGCAGCACCATCACGGACATAATCTTTAATCTGTTTCTGAGTCATCGTACGGATTCCAGATGATGCACTCATGACATCTTCCATCCACGGAAATTTTTCATCTTCTATAACTAAAAAGTCTTCTTCTGGATATACATAAATCTTTTTGATTTCTTCCCACTCAGATAACCACCAATCAATACATGAATCAATATTACCATCTGAATCAATCGAAGTATCAGTATCCCACACTTCACCAGTGTTCTCATCATATGGCATCAACCAGTCATAGTCATACTCTTGCATCACTGAATTTGTTGACTGATATGCAACTTTACCACAAAGTCTGCAATCATCACGTTTGTAATCAGAAATACCTTCATCCTCGAATCCATCCATCCACCCAATTACGATTGCCCACCGTTTGCCATCGACTACATCAAGTGTAACATATCCCGTGTAATCCCATTTATTCGGATTCTTCAAATCCAAAATAAGATCACGGACCTTTTGTCTAATATTTGAATCACTTGAAGCCTTTACATATTTTTTCATATTACCACCTTCCCTTATATAGCTAGAAGCCTTTATATTTTTCGGATTACTTAGTATGTATTCCTGAACACTATTCAATGATGTATTAGTATTGAATTCCCATGTAAGATTATCAATATGAGAATTCCAACCATAGGAATCTGTTTCTGCATCTTGAATAAATTTATTATATTTTCTTCTAGCAGAAGACTTGTTTGATGTAGTTAATTCATCTACCGGATTACCTACAGAACCATCTGAATATAACATTCCGATCCAAATATTATATGTTCCATAGTCATTAATATCTACTTCTATATAATATTTACCATATTCTGCACTTTGTACGAAAAACCAATTTTGCATAGGATTACCTCATAATAATATTAATATGTACTATCTATAATGTCATAACTTAGGTATGTATCAATAGGTTCGCTTGTCTTGCGGAGTTCTTTATAATATTCCGGCGGAGGTACTAAATCTTCATATACACGATATGCATAATTCTTATCAGTTGTTTCAAATACACACCAATCAAAATCATTCTCATCTATAAATGCGATAAAATAATTCATACTATATCTCCTACATATTATAATGATTCACAAGCCTATATTATTATTAAAGGTTAAAACAAAAATGGAACTCACCATCTAATCGGGAAGTTCCAATTCTAATACAAACGAATCTTTCTGTACGGTTGTAAGTGCATTTGCTACTCCATCAAAACTTGGTTCTAGTCGTTGTTCAAGATAAATCCCCGGAGTACGGTCTGATGGATTTTCTGGATTTCTACCACGCATAGCACATGAAAAATATAATTTATTCATCTTCATCACCAAAATAGATCACAAGAAAATCCATTCTACCTGAACGAAAGGCTGGTGCGTAGTCATTATAGAATCTTGCGTTTCTGACCGTTGCATATGTATCATCAACTATCCACATCTGAATCATCATCCTGTACCTCTATAATCTTCCAGCCATTCCTTAATGCAGAATGACCTATAGTCGTTGTTATACTACCAAGTATATCTGATTGGGATGGAATATAAGAATCATAATCATTATAGGCTATGAATTGTTTCATAATCATCCACCACTATCATTGGAACTCTGCCACCACCTTGAGAAGTTGTCAATGATGGACAAAAATAAGCTGGATCCCAAACATTTCCAGCATATCCAGTTCCAAACTCCTCATTATATATATTAGCAAGTTTCCTTACATTGAATTCCAATATCTTTCCACCATTCATATACTGCAACATTTGCAAATCCATATCCATGTCCTGCACCACCACAAACAATAGCTGGAAATATTCCATCCGTGTGGACAACAATGCCACCTTCGGAATTACCTGTACTATAATTACCTATTGTCAGTATTTTATTCGTATCTTGATTTATCACAAATAAGTACCGCCGTTACAGTTCCATGGTTTTCTTTCACACACGGAGCAACCCCCCCCACAGAAACAATTCTGGAAGCATCATGGTTGCTGAACATATAATTTCCTAAAATGATAATTTCATTCATCTTCATCTCTTACCAAAATGTATAATTTCTGTCCAGTCATTATTGTAGTCATTAGAGATGGGCATATTCCTTCTGAATCATATGTTGATCCATCATATCCGGCTTTACACTTCCCGGATACTCCACCCAAAAACATGATCTTAAAGTTATCCATCACTCACCACAACCCTTATCGGAGTTTTGAAATCTCTTGCCATCAATGTAGGTGCCAATCCACCAGCCGAATATATATAGCACCATTGGTGTAACTTTTCACTACCATTGTCTGGAAGAAGTAACCCAATAGCCATTATATCATTTTCAGTCGGTAGGATCATCATCTATCTCCAAAATAGTAGTATCTTTCAGTATAGTAGAAATAGTATTGCATATTCCATCATCTCTTACAGACCAAACTCTAAGGTTACATCTTCGTTCAGATAATTCATGAGATTCATATTTCTTTCTGATTTGTTTTGCGTATTCTGTTCGTTCGTATCGTAGGCATTGGAAATTCATAATATTTATTATTTACTGATAGTGTTATGAATACCAGATTCGTGAAATGACACTGCTACATAGCCATTATTCTTTTCATGATCTACATCTATTTTTATATATAATTTCAATGAGTCTATTGTCACAGGTGTACCATTCTTCTTTCTTGGTGGAAACGTAAATGATCCGGAAATCTTAAAAATCATAAGAACCGCATTCCAATTTTTTACATCAGTAGAATATTTAGCAGATGTACAATCTCTATATGTCAAAGTATCTATAATTTCTTTTGCATACTCATCAGTAAGTTTCGCACCACGATCCAAAAGCATCCGCTTAAAATCATTATTCTTATCGCTTGGTTGTACATAAATAAACTCACAATCTTGAACCTTTTGCAACAATTTCTTCTTCTCCGCAGTTGTAAGATTTATTTCTTCCATTTCATTTGCATGGTATACAATAAACTGTTGCATAGGAAACAATTCATCATATGAAAACTTACGAAGTGTTGAAACATCCTTTATGTTTTTTCTAACATCATCAGGAAGTGTCATAAGTTCATCATGATCCATTTTCGTGATATCTTTGCCCTTATAGTATTCACCAGCAGTAATATATTCACGTATAGGGTGATATTCTGACACATCATCAACAACAATAATTGATACAATATTTAATGCATCTATATCCAAACCTATATCAGCAAATTCAGAAGTTCTAATATATCGTTTCATGATAGCAATTCCTTTCTACTTTCATAATATTCTATTGTTTTCAAGATATACTTTGTAACAGACAGATTCTCAGACTTCGCATATTCTTTAATCTGACATCTCATCCCTTTAGGAACATTTATAGCAACAGTGTCGTAATGTTGCTTGTTATACTCTGCCTGATATTTGATTTGATCAAACTTCTCACCACTGTTAATCATAATATATCCTCACCAATAGAATACCACATATACTATTATATGTCAACACATATAATAGTATATTAAATTCACTTAATAGAATTTTTAGAATCAAAAGGAAGTACAATTTCCAAAACCATAGGAATCTTTCCACTACCGCGTTCCATAGTAGCCATAAGTGTTGGTGCAAGATAATCAAAATCATAAAGATTAAAATGTTGACCGAAACTTTTATGGAATGTTCCTAAAACTTTTACTGTATTTTTCATCATTAATCACCAAAACAATCATAGGCACATACCCACCACCAGTACCCATAGAAGATGTCAAGCAAGTACAGATCCCATTTGTCTTTACGGATTGATGGTCTTGCATACCACCTATAATTACATCAAGAAACATCATAAGCAATTACCAAAATCATAGGAACTTGACCACCACCTTCTCCAGCAGCGGCTGTTAATGTTGGAGAAATGTATTCAGAATCAAATACAATTCCCCGTTGACTACTATTTGGATTTAGTTTACCTAATAAACATATCTTCATCATCAACCACCAAATACAAGTTCGAAAATCCACCCATATTTCCTACAGGTTGTGCCATTAAAGCACAAGCAATATTATCAGCAAGATATACAGCATTTCCCTGAGTAAACTTTCCTTCAAATTTTGCTATTTTCTTTGTAGTATTTTCTGTAAATTCATTCATCTTCAACTACCAAATATTTATAACTTCCACCAGGAATATTTGCTGGATGACACAATGCAAATCCATCTGAAGAATATACACGATCTTGCTGATAAAATTGTGTCCCTCCATTAGAATTCATTTCACCAAGTCCACACAATACAATCGGTTCATCCATCTTCAATCACCAAATATAAATTCGTCTGACCACCTAAACTACCTACTGGTTGTGATAGTAATGCTACGGCAATATAATTAGAGGAATACACCCGGTTTCCATTCTAAATCTACCACCAAAGTTTCTTTCGCCAAATGCTGTAATTCTGTATGGGAAATTTGTATTACTTACCGTCAGTTCCATAACCTTCACGTACCATTCTTTCATCAGTTGTTTCAAAATTTTGATCATAAACAACTTTGTAAAGATGTTCCATTAGATACTGTACGCAGTTGCTTATAAGCCCGTTCCCCGCTTGTTTATAGAGCTGTGAATTACTAACTCCGGCATCCTTACACTTTTGACAATCTTCTTTGGTCGACCCCATAAGGATAAAACATTCTTCCGGAGTAAGCTTACGAATCTTCAAATGTTTTACCATTTCTTCCTGTTCTGGTGTAAGCTGAACTTCTTCCGAAGATAATTCTTCAACAGATTCTTCCGAAATTTCTTCAGAATCTTCATCTTCGTAATCTTCCCAAGAATCAGTTACTTTTACATCTTCTTCCATGTTATTCCTCGCTTTCTATTTCCTCTATGACTACAAGACAATTCTCACATCCGCAAGTTAATGCTGGACAAACACTTCCGGGGGTGGGTTCCTTGTGCTCTGCCACGTCTTAATCTACTTGATGGATAACTAAAATCCGCTACATGATAATCACCTGTTAACGGAATTTCTACATATCCGAGTTTAGTTGCTTGCTTTATCTGTATTGTGTTCCCAAGAATCTGGATCATCACTAACCTCTATAATTTTCCAACCAGTTCTAAAAGCAGAACTACCTATATGTGTAGTTATTGCACCAACAAATCCTATACATATATCTGATGGAACTTTTGAATTATAATCATCATATGCGACTATATTCACTACCATATTTTATCACCACATAAGGATTCAATCCCCCACCTTGGGCACAATTTAATGCTGGAGATATACCACAAGGAAGATACACTCTATATCTTTGTGGATTATCTCTTGTGGATTCTATTTGATGTGCTATAGATCCTACTTGATAGATTTCATTCTTGTTCATTAACTAATACCTTCGGTGCATCTTTATAATGAGTAGATTTTAGACAGCACATAACCCCATCAATAGAATACACTTCCTGATTCTGATGGATTTTATCAGATGTCATACCAAGCAATCTACCCAGGTAGATCATATCATTCTGATTCATATATTAATATCCTTGGTGGATTTCCGCAGTGCATTGCACGTAAAGCACAGATAAGTCCTTCGCAGCTATACACTTCCCGGTTTTGTTGAAATTTCTGTCGTTCTTCTGCATACAGTCTACCGACTATTTGGATGTCCGATTTATCCATTGATGTTCTCCAATAAGTATTTGCCTAGGGGATTTCCAATCCCGAGCAGTACAAGTAGGTGCCACACCATTACTATCATAAATGTAATCCTGAAGATGCACTCTACCACTATTTAATTCCGGCTGAACAATTCCAGCTATAATGATATTATTCATCTTCTATCACCAATACATTGATATGATTTCCAGACCGTAAACAAAAACTTATTCCATCACCAAATATTTCTAAATGAGTGATTCTTTTATTTCCGTGAAGGTTGTAAAACCGATCTATTGGTTTTTCTTCCACAGATTCAGCATATATCATCTTCGTATTCAACGTATGCAATTGCTCCGCTGCAACCATAAATTCCCCACTCACCAAGATTCTTGACATTGTTCTTATAATATTGTGCTTTCAGAGTTCGACATAATTCATCTGAATCATCGTTCAGTGCTAATATGAATATGACTCTAAATTTTTCATCATTCATCTGACTTTTTCGTAAGATCAACCTTCACTTTACCTTCTGCAACTAAATTGCGAATAAGTGCAGTTGCTCTTTCATTTGTAATATAATACTTTTCATCTACATCTTTCTGAAGAACATCTTTCAGACGGATTCCGGTATCATATGGCTTTGGAAATTCAAATGTAGAAAGATCATATTTATCACGAAGCCAATAGATTGCAAATACACGCTTACGATTCTGAGGAACACCACAGTTCTTACCATTGATTACATCCCATTTACAATCATATCCAAGTTCCGCAAATTCTTCATTAAGAAGTTCAAACTGAGGAAGATTCTTCTTATTTACAAGTGCATCTACATTTTCCATAAGAAGAAATGGTGGAAGAACATTAAGTTCTTTCATGTTTCCGAGAATACGAAGAACCTCATAAACCAATCCGGAACGTGTTTCACCCTTAACCATACCGGCTTGACGACCAGCCAAACTGATATCGGTGCAAGGAAAGCTAAATGTCAGCAAATCACAATAAGGAAATTCTTTAACCCTACTAATATCGCCAACGTTCTTATTCAACTTATTCGCAAGCCAAACAGTTTCCAAAAACATATTAGTATCTACACTACATACCAGCTTCAGCCAATCATAAGGTTTATTTGCAAGAAAATCAAACCCAATATTCATCTTCTGAAGTTGCCTTGCCATAGTAAACCTATCTGGATAAAACAAGTATGTTTCAACCATCTTACGAGTAAGACCGTGATGAATTGCTGCATAAGAAATAATCGCATCTGTATCCAATTCACATGTGTTTACTACTTCCATTTCAAATAATCCGGTATTACGGATGCCCATCTCTTGAAAACCTATACCGGAAAATGTAGTTACTACTTTCAACGGAATTTTATTCTCCATGATAATCCCTTTCTACATATAAGATGATATTTACATTGTAGCACAAACTAATAAAATGAGCCACAATATTTATAACGATTCTTAATGCATAATTTATGTATGTATCAGTATAACATTTTCACTTGGAAGCGTTGATCTATGTATATGAAGTTCTTCTGAATCAATATACGATTTGCAGATATGTTCAAATTCTGCAACATCATTGTCTGTAGATGTATTATCAAAATTTAAATACATTATGCATCCGGTTACATAGGTTTCGCAGCATTCAACAGAAGATCCAAATGGAAGTATTGATACACCACATACAGTAAATCTATCGCACTTATTATTAACTGTGTCTATAAATTTTACTAAACTGTCATGCAGACTCTTCGAAATTTTTGGTTCAGAGCCAAAGTATCCATGTTCCTTGACATCATTATATATTGTATAATTTATGTAAAAATTCCGTACTCCACAGCAAGCATAATTCATACTTGAAAAATCTTCACCAAAAAATAGGGAGTTTTCCCTGTAATTAATCCGTTCCATTGCACAGTCTAAATTGCAATTTTCCGGTAACATATTATCAATTATAGTATAATCAATTCCCCAGGACTGCATAACATGATTTGGCATAACATATTCTGGTGATATATCGTGCATGATCGCATCTTCGCAACACCATAATATATCATAATAAACTGAAATCTGTGTGGAAATTGGTAATGAACTAACTTCATCTACAAATCTTGCCTGACCTATTGCACACATTGCACCTACACTTATGGATATGTTAAACTCTTCTTTATCAATATCGTGAAAACTACAATCCAATGTACACATAGGGTCATCACCTATGGCAATATGCTCAGAAACTTTTGAAAATAAGTGGTATATGACTTCATTAGACAACTGAATCCAGTAAGGTATACGGACGACAATATATCCCAAAGATTCAAAATAGTCATCACGTTCTCGATCATTCAAAACAACTTGTGGATCTTGATAATGTGCGATACCATCAAACTCAACAATAAGATTAAGTTCCTCACATCTAGCATCAGGCTTGTATCTACGAAGTTTTGCATCTTTGTTTCTACTAAATATAACATCTTTTGGTACACCTGAATTATAAACAAAGTCATAACCATTAAATATGTATGACAAATACTCCTTTAATGGTGTATTACGATTCGGATCAAAATATTTCACATCAGATTCACGTAGATATTTCCATCGCATAGTTTCTAGTTTTTCCATAGATTCACCTCTTTCGAATATACAGAAATAGTTCTACATATTATAACGATTTTATCCACAAAAACTAAAAAAATATGGGTGTACACATAAGAATAAGTACACCCATACTTGATAAATTTTATGCAATTTTACATATAATCGTCTTTTGTAAGATAAATTGCTCTAGATATAACAAACTGAACATTAACCTTTACAAGACCACCATCTTGAGCATGGTCACCGTTATTTAGGTTGTTAATCCAAGTTCCAGGACACTTAATTACATCCCTAGGATTTCCCTGTCCATCATACTTTATGAAGTATACGACACGCATATACTGACTAGGGAGACCCATCTTCTCAGTCTTACTATCATAAATCTGGTTTCTCCACGCACGAAGAGAATCGAGCACGTTTGGTTCACAATAGCAGTTAAGATCCCAAGGAACATTGTTAAATGTAACCTTATTTGGGAACTTAATTACACCATTTCCATAATGAACTGTAATTTCTTCCTGAGATTCTTCAATAGCTCCTACTGTATCTGTGGACATAGTAAGTAAATCACTGAATTCTGTTGGGGAACTCCCATCCATATTGTAGATTCGGACTTCAAAATTTTGTTTCATTAGAGGAACAAAATTATCAATGCCCAACATATGATCTGTCCCCATATACAATGGTTTAAACATATCGTTTCTCCTTTCTATAGAAATATTTTATATTTATATAAAATGTGATGTTCAAATACTTGATACATTCTAACCTTATATTTATTTACAAAGGTGGGTGATAAAATATATGGATTCAAACGAAAAACGTATAGATACACTAATGAAAACATACGGTGTAACCAATGTTTCATATTTGCCAGAAGTTCAAGAGAAACGCAGGAAAACTTTTGAAGATAAGAAAGATATTGCTATATTTTATCAGCCACCGAGAGTGCATAAGATGTATGCTGAAGATTTGGAATTATATAGGCTTGATAAGAAGATAGCAGATTCTTGGCTAAATAAATACCATCCATTTAAAGCACCGAGGGGAAATGTTTTATGTCTCGGTCTTACGGATGGTTCAGAAATATACTGCATTATGACTTTTAAGAAATCAAGAAATAAGGAATACTTTGCTGAACTTTCCAGATTATGGATGCGTCCTACATATAACATAGTTGGTGGGTATGATAGATTATCTGCTATAGCATCTGAGTTGGGTGTATATAATATAGTAGCTTACGTGAATATGTCTTTTGAAAATTACAAAGACTATGAATCAATCGGTATGAAATACATCAGAGACATTCAACCCACGAAATGGTGGATAAAAGATAATGATCGGATATCTGATGCATCTAGAAGACAGAAAGGTATTACTGAAAATGAATTAGTATTTAATTGGTATCAGCCAATCTATGATTGTGGTCAAAGGGTCTATGTTGGGTAAAAAGAAAATTGCCATGTCCCGTGGAAAGGAGCACGAGGCATGGCAATTTGTTTTGTACCGAACTTGTGGAAAACTCAGCAAAAACCACTTATCCGGTTGCTCCGTCCCTTGATAGTGCGCCCAACTTCAAGAGGCGGAATTCCTACTTCCTTATGGGTGACAAGTCCACTTGGTTAGTAGGATACTGTACAAACTTATTTATAGGAGGCATTGCACAGTATGAATATGGAGAAAACCAATGACAAACTCAGCTTTCATTTATTATTTTAGCACCACAAATATAAAATGTCAATAGGTATTTTATAAATTTGTTAATAAATTTATCTTAATCAAAGTATTCTGATTCAGCTTCCCAAACATTGTGACAAAATTCTACTTTAGATCTAAGTTCTCTTGCATACTTATCCAATATCTGATTAACCGTGGATTTTGACATCTCCTTTTCAGCATCAGAATAATTCCATGGATGCTTTGCCGGATATATGATGGCAAGTCGGTTAGATTCAAACTTAGTATCACAGTTAGATACGGTAGTAAGGCCAGATTCATTCCGAATGATACAATTGATTAAATAGGATGGATAACTCTCATCTTGTTCGTATTCCATAATATTTTGTTCTGTAAGTGTATCTTTAAGCTGCTCATGACGAGACAGGCATACATCATCCAATGAATCTTTGTGAGATTCAATGAAATTCTTTATCACGTAAATTGGTGTTTTGTCAATGTAAAATCCAGGTCCTGCATCAACTACTGTGTAAACTTTTCCATCCATATCACCAAATATTGCGTTCAGTAATCGTTCTTCAGCTGTAGCCCCAGTAGGAATCTTATGTTTTCTATGATACTGAATTACACAAGCATACCCATCTTCACGATATTCTCCCATGGAATCAAGTTCAAATGCAACATCAGAATGGTAATCAATAAGTGACTTCTGATCAGTTTTAACATCACAAATAATTACCGATCCACCAGTTGTTTCCGAATAGAATATAAGGATATCAAGTTTTGCTGAAAATCCCTTGTATTTCACATTACGTACTTCAAAATCATATTCGTCACTCCAGGAAATTGTGATAACAGATGCTTTTTCTGCAAATCCGACTTCACCTTTTGGAACATCCATAGGCTTTCCAACATATACGCTAACATCCTCTTCATCATAGATTGTAAAGAATGTATCCACACATTCATAAAGACTATTGTAAATCGTATTTGATCCGGACAACTTCTTTATACCATCTGTAATAGTTTCTACACACCGTTGAATCCGTTCATAAATTGGTAACTTACGAAGTTCTGATTTCATAGTATCTTCTGTATCTTCATATCCGCATGCTTTCATAAACGTTGCAAGTGGGATACCGGAGAATGAATTTCCGGCAAGTTTTGCAAGAGTAGATTTTGTAGGTTTACCTACTGAATCTGAATTAAGCAAACGATTTAGATATTGTGGAGTAATCCCTGCATCTTTTGCAAATTCACTTTGAGTTCTATTTGGTCCAATAGCCTTTTTAATCAGTTCCTGAAATTCTGTCATATATTATTCTCCTTCCTTATAATCCGGTATAGGCATCCAGAATAAATAGTCTTCAGCATGTCCTTTACGCAACTTTTGCTGATTCCACTTGAACGTAGCAGCCTTATGGTACCGATCTAAAATATAAGTATCCACCCTATAATTAATTTTTCCATCTTCTGATCTATATACAACTAGAACAGGATCAGATATAAACCCACTTTCATTTATCTTCGGTGTAGTATCCGAACATTTTATCCAAGATGACATAAGTTAATCCTCACTTTCAAAATCACTGTCAGATTCAATTTCGTATCTACGATCAATTTCATCAAGAAATTCCCTATCGAATCCATCAACCATAGAGTACCCACCATCACGCAATGCCCTATAAATTCTACCACTTGAATCCTGCATATGCTTTGGTTCTTCAGAACCCATCCAACTATAAAGGTTATTATGCTCTAATGTTTCAAGATATTCTTCAAGCATCCTGGTTTCATTCATGATGATTATGCTAGGTGCGTTAAGTTCCAGTAATTTGCCAAGTCTTGAAGATCTGTTTTCTACTCTGGCAAACAAGTAACATACATCATCCCATATAATGTTGCAGTTCTCAAAATAGAACAATGTTGGAACTTCAATTTCTGTAATCGGATGAATCTCTACATTGTGTGCATTGCAAATTTCTATAATTGCATCTGGACCATAAGATAGCTTAGTTGCATCCATATCATTAGAAATTGACTTGACAGATGTATCCAAAAACTCGAATTCACCGGAATCATTCTTGTAAATAAATTTTATACATCTGAGAACATCCATAAGATCTTCCATAGAATATGGGAGTTTATCTGCAATTCTTTGTATGTGTGTGTCAATGAGCATCGGTCTGCATAGTGATAGTTTCAGCATATTAAAATCTCCTTCTGATAACATATTTACCAAATTTATCTTCGGCAAGAATAATATATCATATGGAGTAAACTATGTCAATATGAAAATTATAAATTTATTAAAAAATTTATCTTATATAAAAATATACATAAAAATAGTGCCGAGAATATTCTCGGCACTGAATGAACATACATTATACTGTAATCGGTTCGAGATACTTCGTATAATCTCCAGTAATGAGATTGAACCAATCAATATCATAAGAATCTTGGCAGATATCATCATATAACATTTCAAGAAGGATTTCATCATCTGTCATACCATCTGCGTATTCACCTCTGTAATCTTCAAGATCATCCGGATAGATGGTACATTCCTTAATGAACTGAAGTAATTTTGACTCATCAGATGGAAGTGTGTAAAGAGTGCCACCAGTTGTACCATCATGATCTGCGGAAGATAAGTACATAACACCATTATCATTATAAATGGTAGTTGCGTTGTCGTAATCTCTGTATATAAGCCAATCTCTGAACTTATCTGAATTACTCCAAGATATTCCACCAGATCCGGATCTCCAACCAGAACGACTTCCGATTAAAAATAACGGTGCAGAATACCCATTCGATTTCTTTGTTGGAAAATCGTCTAATTGGCTATCAATAATAGGCATGATATCCTGATCAAAGTTCTCAATCATAAATTCAGCTTCTGTATTCATTAAATCATAATCTGTCCACCAATACTCATTAAGCCAATCATCAAAAGACAATGGATCATCCCCATAGAATCCGCTATCAGGGTCTTGAATATCTTCTAAATATCTATCATAAGATTCTCTTTGCCAATATTCATCTGACATAACTTCATTCACATCATTTGTCCATATAGCATCCATAGTTTATTCACCTCACATAATTATTATACAAAGTCAGACTCATCAGCAGTCCAAACTACTTCTCCCCAATCAGAATCCCCATAATTCTCTGCATCAGTCATATAATAAAATTCTTCTTGAACAGTATATGCAGAAAAGTCAACTTCATCAATAGGATACTTGGTGAGAACTTCATCACGAATATACTCTTTCAATGCATCAATAGCTTCTTCTTCTGTATTAAATGCATCAATTACATCATAATTCTCAAATGTAACATATTGAACATTATCACCACGAACGGCTAAATCTATAAATTCAACAACATTTGCATTATTAATCTGAACCATTAAATTATAAGTGTCATTATATCCAGATCTATCGTCAATGTCATCAAGTTCAAATTCTCCATCAAATGTTGAATGTGTCCACCCACCACCATATGAACCTTTACCAGTAAGATTTGAAATATCATGCTTTAAGACATCAACAATATAAGACATATCAATGTCATCTACAGTTACATTGTCGATTAGTTCTTCATACAACGCTTCAATATCATCTACGCCAAACTGTGATGTGTACTTTGATACTGCTTCCTGTGTAAGGATTTCTTTATTAAAATTCTCCCCAAACCCAAGATTAACTTCCGCCGAAAGTATGGTCATATTGACACCATCAATATAATCACAACCATAATAGTAGGAATTGGCAGCAACGCTACCATTGATTTTAATGTTACATTCAACTGTGGCAGATCCACCACGAACTAATCCGTTGTCCCAGTCGAAAAGTTTGACAATTCTGATACTAGATTCGTTGAGATCTACTACATCACAATCTTTTACGCTAATTGTATATCCGGCACCTGCACCCATAATTCATTCACCTCACTAAACTATCTTGTACTTATAATATACAAATCACCATTTGAAACGAAGACTCTACCATCTTCATCTTCTTCCGGATCAAATCCATATTCATCAATGCATTCTTCCCGACTACGACAGCGGAATTCATTTATATAGGAATTATCAACAATTTCTGCTACATCAAAATCATTTGCATTGAACATCTCATTGTCAACGATTTCTTCAAACAGGGTATGCCAAAGTTCCTCTTCATCTGAGGATAGTCTATCCTGCTCAGACCACATATTGTCAAATCTCTCACAAAGCATCTCTGTTAAAATATCAGAATCAATCTTTACAGTAATCATTCTACTCATAATTCATTTACCTCACTATTTCTCAAACTTAAACCCGGAAATAGAATACTCACCGGTTTTATAATGTTTTACAATACATCCCTTTGCTTTCAGATCCTTCCAAGAAATATAAGCATATGTTTTGTATCCGGATTTAACTCCATAATTCTTATAGGATTGTCCTAAGAGATACCAAGAACAACTTGCTACATCAGAACCCCAATGGTCACTACCACGTATAACACCATCAGATGAATACCAATATTCACTGGATTTCTTAACTTTTCCACCATGACGGAAATCGTGGTAATTCATGCTTACATAGTCTGGCTCTCGTCTTGGTCTTGATTTCCTTACTTCCCAAAATCCTATAGAATTTAAGAAGTAATTATCCTTTGTAGCAACATCTTCTGTAAATATGGATGCAAGTTCGTACATATCTTCCGGGGAGGAATCTAATCCTGTTCCTGTACCATATGTATCTCTTAGATATGCCAAATACTCCTGCGAGTATTCACCAGTCTCGTCATACATATTTGGATCTAAGTTAGATCGTATATACAATTTCATAGAAATATTCCTTACTCAATTCCACGCTCTTCAAGAACTTCATCAATAGCCTGTGCCAAAATATAACAACGAATTGTTACATCGAAATATTCCCAATCCTCAGACATAAAATGATTTACTACATCTTCGGCTTCTGTGCCAAATTCACTAACGGCTTCTTTTAGAATATCCATACCATCATCACTATCAAACAAATACTTCTTTGCTTCCTCACGATTAAATGTATAAGAACCGGAACCGTTACCTGTCACACTATCGTCAGTCCACAGATCATCATTGAGTCTCTGACGAATTTCATCAGCATCAACATCATCGCCATACGCGCTGATATAATCATCAAGTACATCCTCAATATCGCTCTTTACCGCTTCAAGATAGTTGTAACTCATTATTCATAATCCTCACTTTCATCATATTCATCTTCGTAATCCTCGTCATCTTCTTCATTACGTTCATCCCACTCACGGAAATCATTCATACGGAAAAGAAATGCAAGACATGCTGCAAGTTCTTCACTTGACATACAACCAACAATCTGGCTATTCAACTCTTCTTCACCAAAATATTCACATGCAAAGTCATATGCTTCATGTGCTTCCCAATCATTTACTACCCAACCATAAGATTCTGCTGCCTTAATCGGTCTACGATTTATACTATTTCTATTAACCATTACTCATAATCCTCGCTTTCATCATATTCATCTTCGTAATCTTCATCTTCTTCAATACCAAGATCATCTGCAAGTTGCTCGAAATTCCTAAATCCAGTAGTTGCATACAAAATATCAAGCATAGTATCTTCTGTGTAACCATTGATATTTACAACTACTGTAATTGTTTCTTCGCTTGCAATCTCATAATCACGGAGAATGTCCCACATTTCATCTTTTGTAAGATTTTCCCACATATTGTTATTCCTCCAATATTATACTTCTTCAAATTCTACATTTGCATTACGAAGTTTATCCATACCAGCCTGACTGATATCAACAACTACAGAACCACTGTATGTATCAGTTTCGTCATCATAGGTTTCATCTTCATCGTTGATATAATCATAATCATCTTCAAAATCAATAATTGAATCAATCTGATCTGCAATGGATTCACTTGTTGTGAACTGTGGATTTTCAAAAAATCCTACACGAACTTGATAATCAATGTCGAAATAACTATCGTCTTTTCCTGCTCTCTCCCACATCTGTTCTGCATCACGATATCCAAGCCACTCAGCATAAGTATCGTCATCGAACCAGAAGAAATCATTAAGTTCAGTTTCACTCATACCATCTGGATAGGAATCTTCAAGAACGTTAAGAATTGATTCAATTTGTCCATCTGACAAATCCGCAACTCGATCTGCAGCACCAGACCAAACAAGATCACGAACGTCATTCGCAGTAGAAATTTCTCTCGTAATAATCATTATATGTATACCTCACTTTCAAGACATCATTATCATATATAAATAATAAAGGTTATTATTTTCTAGTTCTAACCACAAATTTGACTATGCAACTGGATTTTACATGCCATTTAAAACTATTGTTTAAACTCTAACAATAGTAAAGGTTATCGACACATCCACTGGAACTCGTGAACCAGTAACCTCCGAACAGTATCTACATCGAAATCCGGAACTTTACCCTGCTTATTAAAATCATTCAGCATCTTGAAAATATATCTATTCGCAAGTGCAGAAATTTGATTTTTAGTTTTCTTAGAACAAAGATATGTCCGGTTCTTCCATGTGTAAACTTTTTCACCACCTACATGTAATGATACGTGGCATTTTCCGTTCCAATCCGGATTGCTCCGGCAGATATACATATTTATAGAACATCTGTAATGTCCATAATCCTTATAATAATTTTGACAGTACCATGGATCACCGTACTGTACATAATGAAGATCATCCACATGGTAATATCTACCTTTGTAAGAAAACAACCGGAAATCTATTTGTTCTATATCTGATTCCTTTGCAGATGCATCATTGATGAACTGTAGAAGTAGTTTAGTTTCTTTCATAGTTACCACCTTTCATATCAACAATGTGTTCCTTATGTATGTATATTATCATATATAAGTATATATGTCAATACATTTTTGATAAATTTTATAATAAAATTATCTTATAATGCAAATAATGGTCAGATATTTCTGACCATTATCATAGATGTTTATTGATATGTACATTAACGATACTTCAGGTGCGTGTAAGCCTTGTATATTCTGTTTGCATGAAAATTTTCGCCATGTTGATACACAATAGGAGCTACAAACCCATCGGTAGCAAGTAGCGTCTGTATACATACATCATTTGTTCGTGTGTATCCTTGTTCTATGCTAACAACGATTCTATGCATCCAATCTGTAGGAAATCTCATCTGCATCCTAGCAATATTTCTTCCAAGTTCATACATGCAGATTGGCTGATCACTACTGCTATTTGCAAAATACATCGACAGTATGTCGGCTCGTTCTAACCATTGAAATTCCCACGAAATCTGGGTTGATGCTGCAGATGGATCATTGATGGGAAAATTCTCCCTCCTTGGATTGAATAAAACAAGACTATCTAATGAACATGTTTCAGAAGATTCATCCAATTCCTGAAGTGTACTTATAACATTAGACTGCCAATCAGAACAATTTGTGATTCCTCCGGCAAGAAATACTAAGACGTCAGTTCCTTTAGCAGTGTATTTTTTAGGTGCTGTAATTATCTGCATATATCTGCTACTCAAAATATGTAAAAATATACTTAACATATTGAGATTTGAAGTCCTCACGGATACTTCTTACTGATTCATCGTGTATGCTTTTGCGATTGCAAGCAATACGCTACTAACAAGTTATTGTACACTCCACAGTCGTAAATTCCCGACTAAGCCATCGGTACATACTTACATTTGCTTGGTTATGCAAGTTTGTAAGTTGTAGCATCTCTAATATTTAATGATGCATTATAGTCTCTATCTTCTACATATCCACAGTTGCTGCATTTATAAATTCGATCAGACAACTTCAAATCTTTCTTTATATGTCCGCAACAATGACATAGTTTAGATGACGGATACCACCTGTCTACTATTCTTAATTCAATTCCACTTGTATCACACTTCGACTTTAGCTTAGTTCTAAATTCATAAAATTTCTGTGATGCAATGGCTTTTGACAAATGCTTATTTCTCATCATACCAGATACATTCAAATCCTCAATAGCTATATAAGATGGTTTGGTTTTCACTATCTCGGCTACCGTTTTGTTTATGTAATCTGTTCGGATGTTCCGTATTCTTTGATAGAGTCTCTGTATCACTAACTTCTGTTTTTGTATATTTTTATAATGAGTAGAACCTCCCTTCTTTATATTTTCATATTTTCTTGATAAACAACGTTGTTCTCTTCGCAGCTTCTTTTCCAAGTTTCGCAAAGTTTTTGATTTATTTATATTTTTATAGATATTACCATTGGAACAAATTGCTAAATCCTTAATACCGAGATCAATACCTATACCACGGTCACTCAATAATCCGATATTAGAATCCGGAACATCCATAAGAACTGATACATAATATCGTCCTGCACATATAGATACCGATCCACTACGTATTATATACCCGTTTTTAGTTGTTGGGATGTACCCTCTTTCCTTCAGCCGAACCCAACCAAGTGTAGGTATATTTATTCTATGTCGTTCACAATGACAATCAGTCTTATTATTACGAACAAAATACATCTTAACATCAGAATTAGATTTCTTCTTTAATTTTGGAAATCCACTAAGATGATTAAAAAATCGTTTATATGCATTTTCAGCATACAATATAGATCTCTTTACAGATTTAGAACTAACATCTTTTATCCAAGAGTATTCTTTATTATTTGGAATAAATGCATTATTTAACCAAACACTAAATGAATTTCCAGACATAAATCCACTTCCGGAATCATGCAAATGTTTATTGTGATTTATATAAAAATTATAAACAAATCTACAAGTCCCTATGGTCTTACGAATTTTTGTAATTTGTACACTAGTTGGGTTTATTTCCGTTTTGAAGCTCTTCAGCAATTTCTGTATCCTCCTTTATCTTTGCTTTGTATTTTCTAAGTCCATACAATCTACAGGAGAATACATGTAATATGGAGATAATATCCTGCACAAGTTCATCTTGTGGTGATAGATCCTCATTGTTCACAACAATAATTGAAGTATTAAATTTTGAACAAAATCGTTCAAACCAATCATATCCAAATCTAATAAACCTATCTTTATGTGTGACTATTATTGTTTTTATCTCACCATCCATAACTGATGATAGTAATTCGTTCCATTGTTTCCTATTATAATTTAACCCACTACCAAAGTCCGTAATACATTGATCGACTATGATACCATTTGAGTTACAAAACTGTCTCAAAAATGATACTTGATTTTGCAAGTCATCTTTTTGATTCCTGGTTGATACCCTTGCGTATATAATAACTTTACGGGTATCTAAATCCTTGGACATACCCTTAAATTCTAAATACTGATTGTAAGTATAATACCTACGGTTTGTTGGTGTTCTATATGCATTTAGTATATTTTCACGATCCCAACGTTGCAGTGTCTTAACGGATACACCAAGAAGTTCCGCAAAATCCTTTGGTTTATAATTCTTAACATTAGATGTGTTCATGCTAATACCTCCTTGAGTATAATTTAGCACAAATTATCACTAATGTCAATGAAATTAGTTACTTAACATATTATCCTTACTTTATAATTCTAGAACAACTACTCAATCTTCATCTATAGAATCTATTATGTTGCATTGCAGCATAATCTCTTTTGCCAATTTCTTCTTCTAACATCATAATGTTTACTCTTCTACGTAAACCAGCTTCTCAATATAATCTCTACCATCTCCGCTGAATATAGGTATATTCGTATCTAAAATCCAACCATTTTCAGTCTTAATGCAACACGTTCCACGCTTCTCCGGAACAGAAAAATCATTCCAGTTAATTCCTTTCTGTTCATGCAACATTTCCTGAATATCATTGCAGTTCTTACCATGAAGTTCCTTATGAGAGAAATTCGCTTGACCTACCATCTGAATAGAGTTCCGAGTTGCATCAAGTTGTCTCCAATAGAAATAGTTTGTTACTTCTTCCTTTGGAATATTGAAACATCTGGAATCAAACATAGCATGTTTCGATACTCGATCATAAACACCACATAATTTGCAGAAATCTTCGTTTCGGTTATAGAACAATTCATGATCCTCTGTAGTCCAGTTATCAGAAGGTTTTCCAAGTTCTTCTTCCATAGCCTTTACTCTTGGTGGATACCCAATATGATTATCATCTATGAAGAACATATGTGAAAGTAGATCAAATACAATATTAAATGACTTAGTAGCCATAGAAGCAGAAATGCTACAAATCTTCTGAACCTCATTATCAAACCATGCTTGACTGTTCAGATCCTTATAATCTACAAGCAAAAGCGATATCTCATCGGATTGTGTATACCCTAATACACACCCTTGAATATTCTCACATAGTGACTGCATTGTTTGCTGCATAGATTTCATAAGAATATGATCAAATGGTTTCTGAAATCCACGAGTATATGAATGAAATGCTTTACCATCGATTCTGATTATTACTGGAGTTCTTCGAGTAAGTTTGTACTTTGTGATTGTTTCATAATTATTCTTCATTCTCATTCCGAGATCATCATGTATAGGCATAAATATTCACCCCCTAAATTCGTTATAATTCAATACAATAAAATTACATCACTCATCTATAGAATCTATGATATTACACTGAAACATTATCTCTTTAGCCCAGTTACGAATCTGCTTTACATCAGAAGTATCGCCAGTTGGAACACATCTCTGGATAGATTTCTTGATAGCATCTGTCAGTTCGTCAATCCGTCTGTATGCAGCAATGTATGCAGATTCAACTGTAGGTGATGCATCTTTCAGAAGTTTTTTGTGTTGTTCAGCAAAATCATTCGGCATAGAACCTACAGAGTTATCAATACAAAATATAGATACTACAATTTCACCTAATTCAAGATCAAATCGATGTGTTTCACCAAGATTTCCAGATGCATAAGTATGTAAATCACTGTACCCAGCGCAAATCCTTACAGAACCACAATCCGAATCCACAGTGATAGAAGTAAGTGAAGTATCAGGTTGATGATAGATTTCACCCGGATTAACCTCATTACTATTTACAAAAATAGGCATATTAGTTCTATTCAAGATTCTCATACAATCACAACCTTACTGAAATTCAACATCAATGCTGAAAGAAAATGTACAATCATCGGAAACATATCCGTAATTGTCGTATTCTTCTAAGACCTCTAGTAGCTTACACTTCGAACAAGCACAATAGTTTTCATAATGATCGCACTTACTATCAACATTATCATCGGAACAATTCTTGCCCATGTGCTTGAATAATGGAAGAATGATGTCGCGATGTTCTGCAATGTGGCGAACTAAATTATCGGATTCTTCCCGTCTCAAATTCTGTAAATCATTGTACAGCCCATCAATAGTTTCTGATATTGAATCAATCTTCTTTTCATGATCTTTCACCTTATCTTTCAATTCATTGATCTGCTTGAGAATTTCATCCTTTGTCATAACCTCACCTACCTCAAAATATTACATCAGCATCATAATCAATTTTTGTATTTTTCAAATACTTTTCCGTGTATAATACTCCCCAATTTGCTTTCATCAGGAATTCATCAATTCTACTATAATCTGGTTTTGGTGGAAGTACAGAATGTTCTTTTGCATGTTCCAACCTGGATTCATAATCGTGAACCATATCAAAGAATTCCTTTGTAGGCTTCCCATCTTCACCAAGATACTTACCGTTTCGAATATCCATGAGCAAATCATGTTCTTTCTCCCGGTAGGTGATGATCTTACCATCTAACAGAAGGTCTTCGCACATCATGTACAAACGAAGTAGATGCATAGAATGTTTTGCAATCTTACCATGTGCAAGTGCATGATCATTCCGCTTACTGTTCTTGTTATATTCTCGGATAACAGTATTTATAGAATTAAGTACAGATGCAAGGTCTTCTGCCGGATAATCCTGAACACTTAAATCAAGAACAATTTTACCATCTTTCAGTTTTACCTCTACATCATGAATATTGTGCTGAGATTCTAATGTATCATGCATACCATTCAAAGTTTTTACAATATGTGCATTATATTCTTCATCAGACATAGCAACAAGAGATTTCTGCTGCAACCGGTACATCTGCTGATTTGCATATCCCATGAAAGATCCGACACATTTATTAGATAAAAACATATTGTAGTTGTTCAAAAGATCTACACCCAAGGAATTCTTATACAAGTAGTGTTCTGGCTTCAACCCTAGCATCTCTATTACATTCGGATTACAGTTTGTAAGCAGACTAACCACTTTCTTCAGTGAGTAAATAGTTGTATCTGTAGGTTCATTACAAACTTGTTCAAATCCTCTACCAAGTAAGATGTCAGATGAAGAATTCAATGCTACTCCTCGTATATCAACATCAGAAGTTTCAATGTTTGTTCCGTAGGCATAAGAACCTCCAAGTCCAACAAGGATAGGATCATGCAATTCCGGAGTTGTATCTAGAAATTCATACTGAGATTCATCAACAGAAATGTTTAGTTTCTTCAGAGAACTCATTACAGATTCTTTAAGTTTCATCTTTCACCCCCGTAGTCCTCATGTACTTGTAGAACTCATTTCTCAAGTAAATGATATTTCTCGGTATCAAGTCTCTCTGCTCTCTTGTTCCTGCATCGTTGTACAACTTCTGACAGAAGGAGTAGAACATATTAGCTTCAGGAGTAGTGAGCGATCCAGTTCTTCTGAAGTATCCAGATCTAAGAACTTCATGTGCTATACCTCGCATAAATTTCCAGAAGTTGTAATACTGGAGCTTCAGCTTCACCATCTTGCCCTCTACATCTTCTATAACGAAACCTTCAATGATTCTACCGTTGTATTCGTATCCCTCTGTAGTCACTTCGTTATACCAGTCAACAAATTCACTCCAACTTGCAAGTTCAAATGCTTTTTCTTTGGTCTTAACATTGAGTTCAGATCCGATGTTCAAAAGATTTTCATAAGAAGTCTGCTCAAATTCCATCTGGTTCTTCACAATGCTGAGTAAGAATAAATCAGACTCCGGATACTCAATAACATGAGGATCATTCTCCATATCTACGCATTCAAAGACGAATGAAACATCCTTGTCCTTACAGATTTCTTTCATTCTATCTCTAGAAGATTCAGACATCTTAGAGAACAGCATCTGTTTGAATAGTTCAGCATAGCTTCCTGTGGGATTAGACTTTGTAGTTATGAAAAGGTCATCATTATCTGCATCGTAGGATACAATTCCAAGGAACCCGTTTTCCTTGACATAACAAGTTACAGGGAACTTCAACGAATATTTCAACATATCGAACTTTGTTTCTGGTCGTTCATTGATATTGAAGAACTTATCATATGCCCTAGCAGCAACTTTCATACGTGACGTGTCAATATAAAGACCTCTTGCCTTTACTGTCTGCTCATCCCAAACCTTGTCATAGAAAGCATCTCGTGTGAAATTGAATGATGAAATGTTGCCGAACTGCTTCTCATTCACATGTTTGTTTGCTCGAAGAGCCAATACCACATCAGAGATGCTACTTGTATTCATCTCAGTCTGTGTAGCAATTTCTTCAGGTTCTTTGAAAACATCATTCTTGATTTCAATTTCTTTGAAACCATCATGTGTCAGCTCAAGTATCCGGAGATGCCCACCGAACTCAACCGAACCTTCAAGATCATAAACTCGATCTCTAAGCTTCATAGGAGAAGCCTTTGTGTTTCTGTGTCCGAAAATCTGGTACGTAGAATCGGAAGTAGTTCTCATCCACGAATCAGCTACAATTTCATAATCATTGTAGTTGCCTACACCCTTGATCATCTGCTCTGTTGACATGAAGCTCAAGTTATCCGGAAGTGCTGCAATACCTGCATGGGATACAAATATATCCTTATCGTCAAACTTGTACCATGCACACTGCCCCAACTTGCGATACAACTGCCGAATCGCTTTTACATCAACATGTGCTTCTTCAAGCTGCTTCCGAGTAACAAGCTCGAATTCTTTAGATTTTCCTACGCCGCCATGTGCATAGATCCAAAGCCATCTTTCATGGTTACCTTCAAGAACAAGTACATTTTTCTTGTTAATGATCTGTGTGAACCAATTCACAACTTCAACATTCTCAATTCCACGATCAATCAAATCGCCTACGAAGATGTACATTGTGTTGTCATCAAGTCCATCTTTAAAATACTCCATGAGTGCAGTATAACAACCATGAATATCTCCGACGTGCACAACCTTATCATAACTGGAGAAATCAACCTGACGCATCCAAATAGTGTCAAGATCCTCTGGCTTGATTACCTTTACACCAGAAGGAATCTTTTGGGTAGCGAATCTTGAATACATCTTGTCAATGGCAGATTCTGGAACCTGCTTGAGTATAGGTCTGGATGCATTTCTTCGTTTGCATTCATCAATAGGAAGGTTCGTCATGTCAATGCAGAAGATGCGATAGCGATATGTATCGCACATCTCCTTATAACGATTTATTTCAGATGTCTTAGAATTTGTTGCATCAATGACAGTGAACTCGCCATTACGCATTCGGATCTCAAGAAGCTTAAAAAGCATATTCCAAACATCCTTTTCATTATTCTGACTGATCTCTACCCTACCATCTGCGGTCTGTTGTGCAGACTGGCATTGGAGTCGAATTTCATCAGCTGAAAGTGCATAAGGACGCAATCCGTTCTGATCAATGAATGTTGATTTTCCGCACCCAGGTGCTCCTCTAAATAACAAAAGTATTCTCATAGTCCTGACCCTCCTTTTGGATACTTGATATTTGTTCCTTACAAGTATAAGTATATACTAATATGGATAGAAAGTCAATACATAAAATGAAAAATATTTTTACAAAAATCTTTCATGGATGACTTCCTACATATCTTTCAACTCTTCACATATCTCTGAATATCTTCTATCAAGAACTTCACTGATTGCAGATTTCAGTTGACTGCGAGTTGTATCATCAAGACGAGCAAAACTCAATTCATAGTAATCTGACCCTATAGAGTCATAACAAAATCCACTATCAGTAATTCGATACCACTTGCCATGTTTTTTCACTTTGCCGTACATGTGAGGGTAAGGGTATCCAATGCATTTGATCCGCAGATTCCATATTGTATCTATTGAATTCTTCAGGTTGTTTGCGTATTCTAATCTTTCCTCAGTCATAGTTATTCTCCTACAAAAATCTACAATTAACACTTATATATATATATCATAACGATTCCGTGAACTAAAAATCCGGCACAGGCGATTCTGTGCCGGACATATTAAGTTAGTATATCTCAAATACCATAATGGTATTGGATATTGAAAATATAGAATTTACCTAAGTATTTCTGGTACTGATTCAATAACAGCTATGTTGGTAGAATGCGTGAACATATTTGTAACAGATCCCTTAGTATGAATAAAACGATTATTCAAATTTCTAACAACTTCACCGTTGATCTCATATTCAGTTCTTCCAGAGTCATCATAGGATTCAATATAATTTTCAAATTTGGCCAATGCTACATCATACATACCATTCGTAAAATAGATAATATCAGAATCTGTAAGTGATCGGATGTCCTTATACTTAATAATATTTGGAAACAACCCACGGAATGTAATCAGTACATTATTCTCAACAGAATTAATTATCTTTGGAGTTAAAATTATATAACTATAGTCACCATTATCCTCAATATAATTTTTGTACCTAATGCAGTCATAACCAAGATCTAGCAATACTTCCCTCATAGCAGTTCTTCTATCCGTTGATGCATATACCGCATCATATATGGTGTTCTTAGTAAAATCATCTACATGAAACCCATAGATAGTTTCAAGATGATCCCATGCACTCTCAGTATCATCAGAATCTAAAATATTAGTTGGCTGTATAGTTAATTTGTCATAAAATCCAGTTTTTATGGTCCCTATAACATACGCAGATAGTTTACTTCCTGCATGTATGCCTAACTCCGCATTCTTTGGTATATATCTATAATCAAACAGTGCTGTAGGATTACATCTATACACGCATATAGATGATCCAACGTCAGATGACGATCTAATATATCGTTTCATAACAATTACCTATCCTTTCCATCACTACCGCAATCCACTTATAAGATCAACTCTAATCTTCATAATCCTCACTATATTCGGGACTATTGCGCCAATCAACGATCTCATCAATATCCTCCTTATTGAACGAACGGATATATTTCTTTTCTATTTTTATTTCTTCAACGCTTCTACAGTCATGCTCTTTTGCATACTTCAATGCTTCATACAAAGCATCTTCATAATCAGAATCATCGAATAATGCCACATAATAACCTGCTTTATCTACCACAATATAATTTATTGTATCATAATCATCCATATGGAATGAATAATCTGTAACTAAATCTTCTTCAATATCAGACAAATTTGCTTTTACATACTTCTTCACTTCTTATCTTTCTCCTTCCATCCGCTTAAACGTATTGCAATACCTTGTTTCTGTGCTTTCTTCTTAGCATCTTTACCATAATATACTTTACCAGTTTTACCCCATTGGTAGCCACCGGATTTTGTTCTGTGTACGGGCATAATTATTCACCTCTACGTAGTTTATCATAAAATCCGCCAGGTTCGTAGTCTGCTAAAGATTCTCCGTATTCTGAAAGAACCTGATCTATAAATCTTCTGGTCAATCTCCGCTTGCCACCTAAATTTTTAATACATTCATTAAAATCAAATATTGCAGAATCAATAGATGATTTAGCATGTGCAGGATCTTTCAAGGAATACTCATTATAGAAATCACCATTCACTGGTTTTGTCCCATAAACACCGGATTCAACAATAAGATTGAATGAATCTCTTGACAATGTTACATACCCATCTTGATATTCGTAATGGGCGAGTACGATTTCATCAGAAGTATCCCTGTACTGTGTATATGAATTTACATCTGATTTAATATATCTTTTCATAATAACCCCCATTGAATTTTGTTTTGTGTACTGGCATAATTGTTTACCTCATATGCATTATTATCAATCCAACAAATATTTGGGTACGCAGAAAATCTATCGGCTCAAAATTAATCTCTGTGTTCATAGAAGCATCATATTATATTTTTTATCAATGTAATCATCTACATATCTATTTGATTCAGTATTACCAAGTGAAAATTCAACAAGTTCACCATCTAAATTTATTACACATTTCTTTGTACGTCTATCGTACGACTCTAATGGCATATCTCTGTAATATAAGTTGTCCTCACCATCTAAATTTCCGTGATCAGTATAAATAAGTGCGTAATCCCCCTCAATATCAGCTACTGCATATGGTGTATCAATGGTCCTTAATTCGTCTATCGTAACTATTGTTTGTGTGGAATACCAATCGAACCACCCATCCATAGGATTTTCACCCCGTGAAATATCATCTAAATATTCATCCATAATCTTCTGATCAAAAAAGCTATCAAAATTAGATGTCAAATATCTTCTAACCAATTCCATTTCATCTGGTGTAATCTTTCTGCCAAAACTTTCTCTCCAAGTTTCAGACACACATCTAATCATAGCATCAATAAAATATTGTTCTTGACTACTTGCACATTTAATATACTTTTTAATAATATAAAATTCTCCTTTATAAAATATTATAGATTATAACATATCAATAACATATAATAATTTATGACATCAATATCTTTATTGGATAGCATACCATTCTAAATAAATAGGATAACCAATCTTTTCATAAAATTTTGATAAAATAACAAACAGATTCAATTACGTTTAAGTACACCCCAGTCATCAATTTCTTCAATAGGTGTAAGTTCCATCTTTTTAAAACTATGTATTTCTCTATGATCTTGCAATTTATTTAATTGCCTGTAAGTAGCTAAAGTATATACGGGGTTTCCCGGATAATCTATGTAAACTTTATACAGACGCTCAGTATCCAAATCAGAATCAGCTTTTACATATTTCTTCATATCTCTTCTACTCCATTACTTTTAAATACAATTTTACTACCAGTCTCATATGGTTCTATGCTAACTATATATATCAAAAATATAATCACCGCATTCCGGGCACCTGCCATCCTCTTCAAGAGGTGCATCACACCTTGGGCAAAATGTTTGCCGATCAGAATCCTTTGGAAGTATGCCGGATCTATCATTAGTAATCTGTGCGGTTACAGATGTCACATAATAATGCGGATACATCTTTTTGGCTCTATACTTTGCATTGTTGCAGGCTTTTGCTTCAGTATCAGCAGTTGTTTCCATGTATGTTTCTAAGAAATCTTGATGTTCATAATCTGCGAGTCGTACAGTACATAAATAAGTTGCGGATCTTATGTATCTCTTCATAAAACACCTCATTCAAAGTTTATCCTAAATTTTACGTAGAACACATCGTCTAAGCAATCATTTTCTGCATCTACCATATAGATGTCTTTCAGATCCGGAATATACTTCACACAATCGTCTACAAAATCTGATAAATCTTGGAAGTAATCTTCCCAATCACCTCGGCCATTTAATCCACCACATATTAAAAATTCAACGAAATCTTCTCCGTACTGCTCTATATCTGCAAGAGATAGATTAGTATCAGAATAATCTCTGATATTTAGAATTTCAACAATAATGTCGAAGAATTCATCTCTATCAAATAATTTATTTTCTTCAGAACAACGAATATACTTCTTCATAAATTACTACCATCCGCTATATAATTTTACGAAGGTCAGAATCAAACTGATTCAATAAATAAGTCTTAATATCGAATATAATAATTGATAACATCAATATCTTTCTTTGGTAACATGTCATTTTCTAAAAGATAAGATAACCATTCTTTTTCAGCAAAAGTAAGACGGACAATCCCAGTGAAATTATCAGATTTATTGTAAGCTCTTAATGCTTTCTGACAAATTCTCTGTCCGGGTCCATATTCATATTGTTCGGTGATAACTATAAGTCTATTCAGACGATCCATTCGTTTTGCAATTTCATCTCTACTCAAATTACTTGTAGTTGTATGACCATCTGAAAAGGTGTATTTATACATAACCGTAAGCTCCCAATATAATATCAACTATTAAGATTCATTCGTTGGAATATCCCCATCATACTTCCGCATGATATCACGCAAAATCTCTGCATGATTTAATTCATCTGAAATAATTTCCCGTATATGGTCAATAGATTCTTGATCATCATGCATTTCAAAGAATGGTATCAATTTCTGATATCCCTCTACGGCATCCCACTCACCTTTCAAATTCAAAGCAATCTGAGATGCCGTAGTAAACTTATTCTCATTATCCAATACTATTGCAGTATCGGCAGATGATTTAATATATCGTTTCATAAGATATAGTCCTTATCGTATTCTATTCATAATCATATGCATAGTCAATTCCATACTCACCATCTGGTCCAATATTAGCATACGGAACTACTTCTATAGTTGCAGAATAGAGTACAGAATCTTTATATACATCATCTGGGATGTTTGCATAATGTGAATGCGGATGGGAATCTACTGCTACTACACCACCATAATAATCAGTTCCATCGACTATACTCTGCACATGTTCATCAAGACTTGTTAAAATCTTTTCCTTCATCTGCCAATGATCCTTATCCCGTGGAATTGCTACAATTACATCATATTGCATTCCTGCACCGTTTCCGATTACCTGTTCATCCTCAAGATAAATTGGGGCATAATTGACTCTTGCGTCAATATAGATTTCATCACCAATCTCATCAAATGAAAATGCAAAACGATCATCAAGTTCTGTTGCACTTTCAACTGTTTCGTCAACTACAACTTCGTCATAGTCATCAAGCATCATATCTCTTGTATGCTGTCCGGCACGAAACCATCTTCCACGATTGGATTTAGATCCTGTGTAATTCTTTACTTCTCCTTCCGGAGTATCCCACCTCATGTACTGCCTAGCAACACTATGACCATCTTTATACTTCTTTGTTTCGATGAACTTATTTTCATTTCTACGATTCTGATAGGTTCTAACATCAGAAGTTGCGCTTGTGACATTACCTTTGATAAATCTCTTCATTTGTATTCCTCCATCTAACAATATTAAAACCTAAGATTACTTCGGTTTACAATAATAACACTATGATTACCATATTTAGGAAAGTCCGGGTCAATGTAGTAAAAATCATCGAATTCAACTAAAGCATATTCAAGGAGTTCTTTTTCAGTTTCTATTCCAAATTCTGTCACATATTTTTCCAACGGATATTCTAAAATAACTGCTGTATCCAAAACAATGAGTTCACCGGATTCATCATTTATTACAGGCATCCCTTCAAATCTGTCAAAATCAAATGATTCTCCAGAATTTTCAGCGGCTTCTCCATCATCAAGCCAATCCAAGAAATCATCATCAGTAATATTTGAAACAGCATCCTTATTTTTCGATATGATAGCAACATCCATGCCAGTCATATCTGAATGAAATAGTCTCCCATATACACCGCCACCATAAATAGGTACACCATTTTCATCATCGTATCCAGAAAGTATATCATCAATATATTGCTGCAGATACTTCTTTTCGTATACAAATGGTTTACCATTGTTTGTGACACTACTTGATCTAATATAAAGTTTCATATGTATGTACCACCTCAACGAAATCAACTTATATAGATATTAAAGGTTGAATCAATCACATGAACTTCCCTCGTAGTATCTGCACATATATTTACCATCCATCTCATATACAGTACAACTGTATATGCCATACCCACAAAGTTGTGATTCAGTAAATATCTTCCCCTTATCTTCAGATGTCACATATCCACGATTCTCCATAGCATGATCGTAAATTTCCTTGCTAATTTCTTTATGATAATAATTCAACATACCTGTTTCCTCCTTTTACAAATCACTGTTTAGCAGTCCACGCTCCTTCATCATACGAATTGCTTCGGAAATCATAGCTTCTTGCAAGTCCGTAGCAAGGTAAGTTATGAAGGTTCCAGATGCATCCATATGTAAGGTATACCTACCGTCAATGAGTACACCGGCTTCACCAAGTACAGACATGATCGGTACAATAGGTGTTGTTATCTTAACTTTTAGTTTCCGCATCTTGAAGAACATATCCATAAGATCACCTCTCCTCCGGATAAAATCCCATAATGGTGTAATACCGATTCCTATATCTCCCATGAACTGCTCTACTCGCAAACATCTTGTAGTAGTCATACAGGTCTTCCGGAAGATCATCAATAGAATCTACTTCCGGAATCTCTTCAATGTCACCATGGTACTTGAGATAACCTCTGCCGGTACTTTGTACACGAAGATCCTGTCTATAAATATTCCACATGGTTGCAGGAATAGTCCAATCAGCATCAATATATCCTACTGACTTTAACACGTCCCGAATGAACTGAGTTGTTATGTTGAGTTCCTTTCGAATATCTTTAATAGATACTCCATCTTCAAACAACTCAATGATCTGTCGTTCTTTCTCATACATAATATTGTCCTCCTTGAAATGGAATTCATTGTAATTACATAATACCATATATACTGTGACAAATTTGTCAAAACCTAAATCTTCCCATAATATTAGAACATAGCATTCTGACCGGGATTATAAATTAAAATGTAAGTGCATCCTTGATAGACTGCAACTTGTTCCTATAAGTATCACGATCATGTTCAAGTTCAGCGATAACACGTTTCAATTTAAACACTTCATCACGATATTCGTTTGCAAGGCTCTGATTATAATTCCGGCTATCCGTCATAACCTTCAAAGCCTTGTTAGCAGATTCCAATGTCATTTCAAGTTCTTCTGTATGTTTTCTACGAGCATTTGCATACCGGATAATTCCGCCATCACGTTTCCACTTGGCACACCATTTATCCTTGTCCAGATCACTCTCCATATATTGGGATTCAATCTCCTTGTACTCTTCAGCAGTAGGATCAAAACCTGTCCTTTCAATAAATTCACTTCTCATCATAATAGTAACCCTCCTTATATATTATAAACTCTACAATTATCAGGATTAGCAATCCACTTACCAATCCTTGGATTCTCAATTACCAAATATCCATCTGATCTAACTTCACGGACAACTGCTAAGTAATCCATATTGATTACATACATCCCTACTGAAAACTTCATAATGTGTACCTCCATATTGTAAATTCCTCTATCTGTATATAAGTATATACTATAATATCACATATGTCAACATATTTTTTTAGAAAATATAAAAAAATCTGTGGTGGCATACAACCATCACAGATTCTTACCGCCTATGGGCAGACTCGAACTGCCACACCGGATTTCCGATTACTCAGAGATTAGCAATCTCCTGCCTTCCCATTAGGCTTACATAGGCAATATAGTGGGCCGGGTAGGATTCGAACCTACAGTGTTTACCACATGGGTGACGGAGTTACAGTCCGCTGACTTCACCAATTTGTCGCACCGACCCATAATCGCCGTGGCAGAGAATCGAACTCTGGCTCCCATAACAAGGAAGTGCTGTTTTCAGGACAGTTTAGTGCGCCAACCACAATCCACGGCATTTATACAACTTATTTTGAGAAATGGTGACTACTGGGAATCGAACCCAGATCAATGGAATCACAATCCACTGTATTAACCATTGTACTATAGTCACAGTAGTCGCAGTGGGAATCGAACCCTACATCTCCGGATTGAAAGCCCGGTGTCGTAAACCATTTGACTATGCGACCATTATGATTAAATTGATTTCCTTATGATAATATCATCTATTGCTACACCAAAGGCATCAGCAAGGATTACCATGTTATCTATGGTTGGCATGGAATCACCACGGAACCACTTGAATATTGCCTGCGGAGTACCGAACCCGAAGATACCTTGAACATCAGATGTTTTCATATTCTTAGACTTCATGATATTCTTTATATTTGTTCCAGTTGCTACTGTATCTATTACCATCATGATGCTATATCCCCTTTCAGTAATTTTGAGTACCCACGATGGGATTTGAACCCACACCATATACATACTTTAAATATGTTGCTTCTTCCTATTGCGCTACGTGGGCAGATATGCCGGATAAGGGACTCGAACCCTTATGAGAGTTTTATACCTCAGTAGATTTTGAATCTACCATGTCTAACCAATTTCATCAATCCGGCAAATAGTACCCCCGGCAGGAATCGAACCTGCATATCTACTGATCCTAAGTCAGTCGCCTTTACCAGTTTGACCACGAGGGCATAGAAAAAGACCATCTATACGCTGTGTACAGATGGTCTTTTAGTTCTTCTGAAGAGTATATTTCAGTAGATGAACTATCAAATCTTACCATTATCTGCACACGCAAATTGGAAAGCCAATGATGAATAGAGGCTTTCGGAAAGTTCGCTATGCAGATATAATGATCTGAATGTAGTCATCGCTGTTACTCCTTTATTTGATAATTTGATTATAATATAAATTCTCATAAATTGCAACTATACTATTGGTATATTGCAAGTTAGTTTCAAGTTAGTTGCAAGTTAGTTGCAAGTACAGACGGAGAGATTCGAACTCCCAACCAAAGGCTTAGAAGACCTTTGCGCTGATCCATTGCGCCACGCCTGTATGAATCTCCCACGGCAGGATTCGAACCTGCAACCTTATCCTTAACAGGGATCTGAACTACCATTGTTCTACGTGGGAATGAAGTACCGTATCAGAGTTGAACTGATCTCTATAGTTTTGCAGACTACATGCCTCCCGGAAGCAAACGGTACAAATATCAGCAGATTTTGGAATCGGACCAAAATCTCTTGATTCAGAGTCAAGTGTGCTACCATTACACCAATCTGCCATGCAACTTATTTGTCCAACACGTACAGACAAGTTATAGCAGGTCCTGCACGTTTCGAGCGCACACCATCAAGGTTGGAGCTTGATATGCTACCATTACACCAAGGACCCGGAGAAAGTGGATGTGGAGAGGTTTGAACTCTCGGCTTGATGCTTAAGATGCAACTGCTCTGCCAACTGAGCTACACATCCATATACAGGACGCATTTTGGTTTTAATGATTAACAGTCATTTCCAAAAGATTTGCTGTATGCGTCCCATAGTGGGTGTAATGGGATTTGAACCCATGACCTTCGAATTAAAAGTTCGATGCTACTACCAACTGAGCTACACACCCAAAATTCAAGGTGGTGGATTCGAACCACCGGCAATCTGCGTATCAGACAGACACTCTAACCAACTGAGTTAACCTTGAGTGGTTCCGGGTAGTTTCGGGCTACCGACACGTAGGGCTTCAACCTACTGCTCTTCCATCTGAGCTACGGAACCATAAAATAAAAGCCGTGAATCCGATGCTGACTGTCAGACCCACGACCTTTCTTGCTATATGTATAAAAAGAATATATTACAGATCATGTTGAACAGTCTATGGATTCATCACAATTAAACCAATTTTTATTACAAAATTGGCTTCTAATGCTCTTGATCCGGTTGCTGATAGACTGCAACATCATCGTAATTTCTCCTTTCTTTCATATAGTATAGTTGCAGGGACCGGATTTGAACCGGCAACTTTCAGTTTATGAGACTGAATTGCTCACCATTGCATCACCCTGCGATAGAATTGAAAATGTCAGATTCGAACTGCTCCCCATGCTCCCAAGGCACGTGTGCTACCATTACACCACATTCTCAAAATAATGCCTTTCGCAATTAAGATTTTCAAGACACATCTCTAATCATCACACGTCCGCAAACGCTGTCTTTCATCAGACTATCCAAAGATATCTGAAGGGCATAAGCGACCAAGACGAGGCTCGAACTCGCAATCTCCACAGTGACAGTGTGGTGAGTTAACCAATTACTCTACAAGGCCATAAAGCTTCCACTCCGACTTGAACGGAGATTTACGGATTACAGAACCGTAGTCCTACCATTAGACGATAGAAGCAAAATTATTTGTCTTGAGATTACAGACAAACGTAACACTCATTAAAGCCCTTATTTGTTAGACTTATATCCACGTACCTTTCAATACGTTAGTGCTATGCGTACCTTTAAGGTGGCTATACCTTTATAATCCAGAACTACTCGACCTACTTTTCGACCTTAAAAGAGTTGTACGGACTCTCCTAATGTCTACTTGTTCGATCAAACAACTTCACCTTGCGAGCTCCATTGTTCCACATTACATTACTGCTGTGGACTTAACGCATTTTCATTCTGAACCCCTACTGACTTTTGCTTTTGGCGATTTCTATGGGAGTCGAACCCATAACCTATTTCTTAGAGGGAAATTGCTCTACCCATTGAGCTAAAAAATCAGTATGTTGGATGTAGATGTGCAGTAGGTTTAGTTTCGTAATCTTTTGAACTACAAAATGCTAAACACCTACGATGTACGTTCCTTTGCATCGTACTTGTACTGTCATTTCTGACTGGATACCGCCTTTGTCTGCTGAACTCAGACTTATTATCCTCTAAATGTCTAACTACCATATTCGTTTGTTTTGCATGTTAGTTAGCCCTTGCGGAGCCTTGTTCCCATCAGTTGACCTAAAACAAGTTTCTCACTAACCAAACAAATACAGCATTGAATCCACCTGTGATGAACTTAGATCCCTTTTCAGAATCTATTAAGACAAGTATTGCATACTCTTACCGTTTCCGGCGATAGGCTTACCTTCCTACCTTTCAGTATATTACTATACCATATTGGCGTATGCACCATTGTAAGCAGGTAGAGGTAGTCGAAACCTCATCCTTAGTTTGGAAAACTAATATAATGAACCGTTATACGATACCTGCATGTGCGAGTGAGAGAAGTGCCTGTTTCCTCCCACTCAGATTTTAATTTTTAGTAATCAGTCGAAACTGATAGTAGACCATACAGGAGTCGAACCCGTACCTCTTCGTTCGTAGCAAAGTGTTCTATCCGTTAGACTAATGGTCTATTGCAGATAGTAGGGGTTGAACCTACAACCACTTCCTTGTAAGAGAAGCACTCTCCCAGTTGAGTTATATCTGCAAATAGTGGAACCGATGGGGATTGAACCCACAACCTTCTGCTTGCAAAACAGATGCTCTCCCAATTGCGCTACGGCCCCATAATGTAAAAATCCGTCTTACCCTATTTAGGATATAGACGGATTCTTCTATGAGGTGTAACTTATGAAGAGATTTTCCACTATCTTCGTCTATATCCTATGTACTTGGCGACTTTTCGATTCCATCCTGTTCTACCTGTGGCAATAGCATCCGGGTCCACAAGTGCAAAAGAGCATACGAAACCAAACCCACTTGTTGCAGGTTTATTCATGACTGTTGTGTTATTGATAATCTCGTATGATCTCATGCCAGTAATTCCTTCCTAAAATTTAATGCCTATATCTCCATCTGATGATACACAAAATGGAGAGACAGGCACTTCTCTCTGGTAGTATAATATCACACTATACTAATGGTGTCAACAGGAAATTATAAAAATTTGTTCAATATTTTTAAACTTAATATATGATACTTAAACCAATCTATCTGTGAATAAATCTTTCACAAACAACGCAAACCGCAGTATGACAACCATGACATACTGCGGTTTGTTCAACCTATATAGTATAACGATTTTAAATTATGATATTAACTAAGGCTTGCTAAATCAATCCCAGCACCAGCAGGAAGTGCAACAAGATCAACATATATATCGTTAATCACACCGTTAACTACTAACCAAATCTTACCGATTACTGTGTTAGCATTAACATAATCTTCTCCATTTATATCTGCTGACATAGTAACTCTGTAATCTTCGATAGCACCGACATTTCTCATAGTATCGAGAAGTGGTGTTACACCTGCATAGAAACTTGAATATGCATCATCATTATTGTATTGGAAAGTAATGGCAGTTCCACATCTATACACTACATCTTCTACGGCATTTACAAGGAATCTTGTAGAAAGATTTGCAAGTGCCTGATAGGTTGCCGGAGGTACTTCAAACAATGTAGAATTACCCCAAATGTTTGTACCAAGATCTGGAATTGCAGTGATTACATTCACAGAAGCACCATCAAGTTTCTGCCACTTATCAAGAACTTTCTTCGGAACGGAATACTGCATCTTACCAATTCGTAAGTTGTGCTTACGATTTGTCGGTAATGCCCACTCATACTGAATAGCCTGATTAAGAATCTGTGCTCTCTGAATCATAAGTGCAAGGAATGATGGTGATGCTTCAGTCATCTTTCTTGTACCTACAAATGTGTACTGACCCCAAGGAGCAAAGAATCCACAATGTGTCTGGAACAGTGAACCATTGATATCAAGTGCAGCATTTGCAGGAACAACTCTTGCAAGCTCTTGAATATAACCCATATCATTTGTTGTAGGATTCTCAATATGAACGAATCTACGTTCTACAATCTTCGGAACATCAATAAATCCAGTTGCACAACGACTATAATATGCAACATCCATTAACTTCAAATGAAGTGGGGATGGTTGTACCATACAAGTAGATGCATCAGATTGAGCTGTCCAGGTAGCAATGTCTGTTTCATCATCAGTGTACATGTACATATCTTGGTCATCCCAACCAGGACTGATAATACGATTCGGATTATAGGAAAGCTTATCTTTCAGTATATCAAATACACCACCAAGCTTATCACCATCGGAATCTTGGAAATTGTACCCTACAAGATGTGTACGAATCCACTCCTGATAATAGTGAATGTTCTTCATCGTAAGATTCTGGTTAGATGCATAATTTGCTACATTAGTATAGTAATAGCTATATGCAGTAGCAGATGGATCAGATGATCCAGTTGTATACCAATTCGCCCACACAAATCTTGGTTCAATGATATTCTTTAACTTGGTTTTGAATGTGTCAGCAGTATCAGTTCCTTTAATAGCAGTACTGTCATAATCTGACCCATTTGCAAATGTTACCAGGTTAATTGGTGCTACACAACTATTACTATCATCTACAGAAGAACCTACATTCGTAATATCCCAGAATTTAGATGTAACATCTTCATAATATGGGATGTTATCTGTAGCATTGGAACTATCAAATACAAGGGAGATATTCTCCGCCGAAGTACGAACACCATTTGCATCTACAATGTACGTAATAAAATTCCAATAAGGCTTACCTACGTAAGACATCTTACGGACTTGAATCTGTATGGTATTTCCAAAAGATCCAGGATACTTAGCCTGTAACGTAACAGTATAATTTGTTGAAGGATCTTCTGTATCTGTATCGGTATCTGTGTCAGTGTCTGTATCATTTTCCGGAAGTACCGAAAAACTTGCACCAGCCTTTGAACCAGGACAAATTCTGCATGTAAGAATATCATATCCAGCTGTGAGAAGCGTCATAGCCATCTGATAAGAATTATCCTTTGCAAGACGATAACATTCAGATGCACCACGATATGTAGATACAAATGAATCAAGTCCTGCCTGTGTAGCAGGGAATCTCATCCATGCGGTATGTTCAAGCATAGCACCTACATTGGAAGATGAATAATTTTCACCACCATATTCAGCTTTCGGATCAAAATATCCAGGTCCCCAACAGGATGTAATCGGTAATGCTACTGTGGCGTAGGATGATGTACCAATGTTCCATGTGTAATTTTGGCTAATTTCGTTGATGACAATTTTTGCCATTACTCTTGTTCCTCCTTTATAGAATCTGTTTTATCTTCTACCGATTCTGAAATCATTTCAGAAGTTTTTTCCGAAACCAGTTCATTCGTAGAAATCACAATACTATCCTTTGGTTCTTGTGTCTTACGTTTTCTCCGACCATCAGGTTTCGGTTCTTTCGGTAAATCTGATTTTGTAGGTTGCTCTACGCTTTTAGGAGGTTCCTTTGGCTTTGGTGCATCTACAATATCAAATGACTTATTGTTTATATATCCGGGAACTTCTTTTATTTCTCCCGGTTGGAAGGTTACGCCATAAAAAGTTTTTGCGACGGTTGAATGGTTTCTATAAAACATCCATTTAATCCTCCTTCTCTGTCTCATATAGATATAAAAGGTTAGGAAGTAACAGTGGAAGAACCATCTGGATTTTTAAGTTCTGTCTGAAATTCTGTTCTCTTCAGATGTGCTGGAGTATAACTCACCATTACAGCACCATCAACATGTAAAGTTATACCAGCTGAATGAAGTTTACCCTCATTTATATAGTTAGAAGTTGTAGTGTGCCACTGGATTTCTTCATCTTGGTCAACCCTAAGACCACAACGTATCTTTCGTTTGGATTCATAAGGTATCTGTATAGTAATAAAATACTGATGCGTGTATTTAAACATTATCTCACGAATAAGTTCATCTACATCTGCGGTATTGGTTGCCATACAAATTAAAGTGTACTGTAATTTTATAGGCATAACTTTTTCATAATAAATATTATTCGTCTTATTATCAAATACAGTAGCTACACCACGATGAAGTCGCGTAAAATTCATCCGTTCTGAATCAATTGGGATGGATTCTGCACGAGATAATGCTATCAATGGGTAATGAATTTTATCATCTTGTACTTGTGCAGCAATAGATAATATATCATCAGGTGGAACTACAGATACTACAGAATTTCCATAATTATCCTTATCAAATGAATCTAATAAGTCTTTTACTATTGCATTGTCATATATATAAATCATAAAGGATTACTCCTTTCCAGATGAACCATGGAAATTCGGATCGTTATCTTCCTGTGTATTATGATAGTCACCACGATAATCCAATTTTGGTTTTAAGAAATGATTAGATGTATCAAATTTCTTTTGTACTTCTTTCTTGGTATATCCGACTGCTTGTTCATCATATACAGGGATAACTTGGCAAACTATATGATCCGGTGCTTGTAAATCATATGTAATCTCTGTCACTCTAAATACACGTTCAGGAAGTTCACTATATTGTCCAGCAATTCTAAACAAACTATCTTTCTGAACATGTGGTAAATGAAATGAACAGTGAATGAGAAATGGTAGATCTTGGTTGTTTTCAACTACCCAACCATATCGTTTAAAAGTTTTTACCTTTGGATTTCCTTCAAAAAATATAAAGGTATCAACCATCTCTGAATAGGAATCAATCAGTGGTTCACCTTGTGCATTTGATTCAGCTTTATGTGGATATTGATACTTTACCGGTATGCCTTGAAGTTTTAATGCTTCATCATACCGTTTTCGCATCAATTTTATATCTGGACCAATTAAATTGATTGCCATAAGCAAATACCTACCTAAATATTAAATTCTATCATCTGATCTGCATTACCTTGGATGATATCTTCTATATTAAGAACCTTTCCATACAGCCAATCCCATCTAAAGTTTTTAGTTTTACTTGTATCTGTAAGATTTATTGCTGTCCCATCATTAAGTGCGGATAAAAATTCTTTCTCATTTGCACTATACCCATTATTCAACCATTCACCATGTGGGTCAGATTGAAATGCAACAATTTTAGTGTCAGATTCTTTGACACCATTCTTATAATGCCAAACATTAAGGATTCGGATTTTATCATAATCCAATTTATCCAAAGTAATGAGATAATCAAGAAGATTACCACTTAATGCATTTATAGGTTCGTATACGATGTAAAATCCGTATTTATGTAATTCTTTGAGGATTTCTTCCGGTGTAAGTTCAGTTGCACCATATTCATCTTCATCAACAACAATACTACCACGTGCCTGAAGAACACAGCAAAATATTACACCCATACTAGAATGTTCAACGGATATACGAAATCCACGAAGTTCTTCATTATTGAAAAAATCGGTAATATGTATTCTAAGTTCTCTGCTAGTATTTGATAAACAATTTGGTAACTGTCTCCAACTAGATATTTTATACCGCAATGGTTCCTGAAGGTTGCTCATTGGAATTACCACCTTTCGTATCCCTTACATGTTTTCTTAATTCATGCTGAAATGGCTGTAAAAGCGTCAAGTCTACATCAGGGTATTTACTGAAATACTCAGCAATCATATCAATTTTTAACTTAAAGTATAATACTCTTCGCTCTTCTTGACTAATCTCTGGATGACGTTCAGCAAAAATAAAATATCTTGTAACTACACTTGAAAATGCCTTATGTACTGTTGCATCATCTTGTGTCAATTCTGCTTTTTCAATAGTACGGAAATTAGTTGAATTGAACTTCTTCAAATCAGAGAAAAATAGATTAGTTAATTCTAAACTACTAAGCACCAAAACCACCTCCCATACCAGATTCTTCACCCTCTTCGACATCAATCTTCCAGTTCACAACATCAGCACCAGTCTGTGGGAATACTTCAGATAGAATCTCAGTAAGTGCGGTCTTATACACATCAGAATTTGTAACACCAACTGCTTTAAGAAGGTCTGTAGCAGATTGTGCTTGACCTAATGCAGAGTCTCGTTTTTCAAATTGAACTGTAGATTGAGTTGTAATAATCGGATTCATATGCAGTTGGAATTGGTTTACAAATCCACTATAATTTCTTGCTATGAAATATTTATTAAGAGCATCTGTCCACCCCTCCATATATGCAACTTCAAGTCTCTGAAGAGCATTTGCATATAATGCAGATCTTTGAGATAGTACAGAACCTGCACCACCTAATCCTTCATTTGATGAGAAGTTCATAGCTTCCTTTGGCACACCTAATACTGATAATTTCTTATCTTGGTAATAATTCAATAATTTATTATCAGCTTCAGATGCATCTGCCATATTAAGATCAGTTACAGATATAGGTGATGCGCCATTCACCCTAGCAAGATAAATCAAGTTATTTGGACTTTGCGGATTTACAAAGCTTTCAGCATCACCTGTAGAAGTATTCAATGCAAGTTGTTGTTCAATCATATCTTTCATCTGTTGAAGTGCATCTCGCATCTCTTCCTCTTGTGAACCACACTCTACATCAATAAACTTTATGGTTCTCGCCATAGATGATAGAAGTAATGCATCTTCCAACAAATTAAGTGTCTGAGTAGGTTGAACTGCTTGTGCAAGTAATGGCTGTGAAAATTGAATATCATAAGTCTTTACATCACCATCTATACCCCTTGAATCGATAGAATAATCACCAAGCAACCCACCAAGTGTAAAATGAATGCATGCTGATTCTGGAAGGATTAGTTGTTCATTAGTACCATTTCCATCAGTAGGATCCATAATGAATCCTTGAGGCTCACCATGATACCACAGATGAATTATAGATTCTGGTGGTATTTTTGAAGATGGTATGATGTCATAATCATCTTCCGGAATCGTGTTATTATCTAACACGATTCCCTTTCGTGTGTATGTACCTGAATCCTCGTGATATAAATAAGTTGTCGGTATATATAGATTCCCGATTGTTGCAAGTTCAAGTATATGATCTCTGGCAAACCTGTTGATGTTCCATCTCTTAAATAGAGCATTAATAATATCTGCAACTTCCCTGTGATTATCATCTAAGGCTGTTGCCCAAATCACATCACCAGCTGTATTAACTGTAGTTGCATCTGTAGCATAGTATGCAAGGGCAGTACTAATTTGAGAATCATTTGCTAAGGCTCTCATTGTATCAATCTGTGTCTTAATATCAGCAACACTTGTATCACCACGTATGTCAGACACTCTATATAATGAACCGCCTGTAATCATCCTTAACCAAGAACCTGCGTCCTGTAGTTTAGATTTTTTTGGTACTAATTTATCAAATAACTTAAAAGCCAATTTTTAGATCCCCCAATCAAGTTATTGTATTATATCGGAATCAATCCTGTACATATTGAAGAATGAAGTTTCCTCAACAATAGGTATGTTCAAACTCTTCGCTTCATTGATTGCATGACCATTTACATTATCCGGAATATCGCCAACAACTACACAATCCACAGACGGATCGAACTTTGTGAGTACCGTAGCAGAGTATCCTTCAAATATAGAAGTAATATCCTCAATAGTTCCATGGAAGAATGTTCCAGTAATATAAATAGTCTTATCTCTAAATATAGGTGATCCATCCACCTGTTTCTTTGTCTTTATTACAGTTATATTAGGCATATGAAGCAATTCAACGCAGTCGGAACTATTTTCAGGTGCATTAAGCCATGAAACAAGCCGTGAAAACGCATTTTTGTTCAACCCTAAATCAGAAATAATGGCTTTCGGATGTGTAACATAATAAACATATGCTTCTTCGGAATTCGCACATCCGATGCAAAGTTCCTTTATCTGCTGACTTCCAGGAAGAATCTCCTTCGGAATGATTGCTCTTGCCGCATCTTCAAGTGTTATTTCAATCTCAGTATCCTTATATTCATCAAGTTCAAGAACATCAAGAATACCAAAGATATTTCCAATTTCCTTAGTAACTTCCTTGTACAGGTCAAATGACATCATAGGTAATCCAAGTGTATTTAGCATCTGTACAACTCTTGGATATAAAACAGAATTGCATTGAGGATCTTCGCACTTAAATGACCGCACATTTGCAGACGGAACAATCAGTTGCTTACCACAACTTGAACATGTAATCTTTCTAGGAAGTTTACTTGCATTAATTTCGTTCTGTACATATATAAAGTTGCCATCAGAATTACATACAACCGTTGAATTTTTCTGAATATCATTATGGGTAACTTGTGGATATGGTACAGTATGTATTGTGTCAGAACCTTTCTCTTTTACATCTCCAAGAATGTTACCAGATGAATCTACCACACATTCTACGCAATCCACTTGAAACATAGTAAGTCCAGTTATAGGGTATGTAACAGAACCATCTTTATGGAACAGAATATAACTTGCGATAAGTGGGAATCTAAATGGAAAATTTCTCTTAACCATGGCTTCAAATTTAGATTCATCAATATCAATAGGGATAACAAATCCAGGAAGCGTTTCAAACTGATTCATTACAAGCCATTGTTGCGTAGAAACAGCAGTTGCATGAACAGTTTCATCATTGCTATGCTTATCTCCTGCATACACTGAGAACCTGTTTGGATCTTCTAAATATGCATGTAAATATTTATCCATAACACAATTCGGAAGTACACCTCTACCAAACTGTAATTCAGAACTATACATCACAGCCCGAATATAGCAAACCTTTCCGCTATTAGATACATGGTTCGGTATCTGCTTATTGATAAGCATTTTAGTGAGAACCGGATTTGTTACATCCTTCCACTGACTTTCATCATGACCGGTGTAAACCTTATCAACAGATCCACGTTCACTATACTGAATTGTGATTGGCAATCCAAGTGGAACTATAGTTACATACTCTCCTGCTTGTAGAAGGTTTCTTGCAAACATTTTGTTACCTCACTTTCATCTTCTCGTATTTTTATTAAATCCTGGGAACATAGCCGGTAGTGTAGACCCACGACTAACCCTTGGACCATTTACTGATGACATAGCAGCAATTACAGACTTCGGTTGTGGTGCTGATACTACATGTTCACGAACCAATGTAAATACTGACCCACAAAGTGCATCCGCCGCATCCTTAGATCCCTTAGTTGGGTGATCTATACGGTTGTTCACCCTCTGTAATTTAATCAACTCATTCTCACGCAAATCGTTCTTCAACAATTCTATACGTTGGTCATATAGCACACTTCTTAAACCAATATATGGTTCTTCAGATGAATCAACAGAAACTTTATCTGTATGAAATCCTTGTGCTGTAAGTATCTCACGCATGAATGTGGATTGGTATTGGTCTGTTGATATTGTACCGATATTGAACCCTTGCTTTCGCAACCATAAGAGAAAATTCACAATTTTCTGATACGAAATCCTATCACCTCTCGGTGCTTCAAGTGCAGTAGAGAATACCTCCTTGAAGAATGGCATATCTATCTTTCGCCCCTCAAAATCTGCAACAATCTTACTACCGTCTACACATACACCACACATACCAGTCCTATCACCAGTCTCTGATAAGTCAAGATGAATATTCATTATACGTGATTTTAACACTTGCGGTACAACTTCAGCATGAAAAAACTGTTCTATAGTAAGTGCATCCTGTGTACCAACTTGTATAATATCTGTGTAAAATGGATTGTGTCGTGTCTGAGATACATTTGGTGTTATAGCTTCCTGCGTAATAAATCCCATAGCACCTGCTACAGAAATTCCAGCTATATCTCTCAAAGATATATCATAATCTGCTAAAAAGTTTCTTCTAAACTCTGCTGGAGCTTCCATGACTTTATATCCTTGCCGGATGTACTCAGAACGATGTTCTTCATCATCGTTTTCTTCAGGTATAACAAAACCACGTTTATATCGATCACCAACAGTAAAGTGAAATACTTTCTTACTGAATTTCTCTTTTGGTTGAACTACCCATTGCGGTTGATCAACCAAATACATATGCAAGTTTCCAGCATTCTGCTGTGTTTCAATATGATCTGAAAGAAAATCTGAATCTGTGTTTTTAGAAGATGCTGCAATTATCTTACCATATACAGAACCCTCCAATCTGAATGTACCAGAGATACGCGCATTTACAGTATCATATAAATGTTTCATATGCTGTTTCGCAAGTGCTATATCCTTTATACCGGATTTAGCAAAGTTGGTTTCATCCATCATACAGCAATTATGAGATATTACCCCACATGTATTACCAACAATAACAAAATTGTGATTAGGTTGAACATCTATAACATCATATACAGGTATAGGAGACTCATGTTTAATTCTCTGTATTGATTTTATTTTCATGTAATACCTTCACAACCTTTCCATGCAATTCCCTATATTTCGGGGATTTATCAAATCCCTTATTACTCAAAGACGTTATTGTAGAATCTACAATATTCGGATAACCATTAGAATTAAGGTATGTAGCCAATTCTTGTGCCGTATCAAATCTCATACCATTATATTCCCAATGCATCTTTTGATTTGCACGTTTGATGGACTGTCCTACAGATTTAGGTCTACCAAGTGTCCAACCATCCGAAATATACGATTCTAAATCAATATGGCAAATTTTCTTACTTACACCATCCTTATGCACATAGGTATCCAAGTTATTCAATCTACCATAGGTGAATCCGTGTGGCAAATCCATACCTCGTTGAATAGAAGTCTCAACTTCACCATTTGTAATCCAAACCGGATCATACCCATTCTCATACTGAGCCTTTCTTGAAGCAGATAACCGTTTACGTGTTTCATCTGAAACTTCACGCCCGGTAAACATTTCACTTACACGCATAAGCCGCTGATCCGTATATTTTGTAAGACCATGATTCCAACTAGAATGATTACGCAGTTTCTCACGAGTTTCGTCAGAACATACACGATTTCTTTGCTTCTCACAGAAAGATTTTGATCTCTTTCTACCTGTATTTGCATCAGAAATCTTTTTACGTGTCTCAGAAGTTACTACATGACCGATTTGACAATCAGACCTTCGTTTACGAACTTCCGGATCAAGTAAACTTCGCCGTATACCATCAGATATCTTCTTTCGTGTGAATTCATCCGGAGTAGACCAATTACCACCAGTTGTATGATTGTACCCAAAATTTGGGTCCATAGAATTGTATAAATTTATCAAATCATGCTCCATAGAGCAAGCATCGTGCAAAGATAGACCTTCTGCAACAATCTCATGCTTAAAGTTGCTCCAACCATACTTCTTAATTGCATCCCAAAAATGAGTATTTGACTTATATCTACTTCCATCGAGTCCCCATCTAACTTCTGCAGGCTTAGACGTTATACCAACATATTTTTTGCCACTAGGCGATGTATGTACGTACACCTTAAATAACTCTGAATAGGACTTTAAGTTCATTTCATCCACCTCCTCACAAATATTAAAGGTTAGTAGATCATCCGAACTTGACAGTTCTCCAAGTGCCTTATACGTTCCATCGGATAATAATACCTTGTGATCCGGTGTACCTTCAACTACTGTCCCATCCTCTAACTCAATCCGTATAGTTTCTGTGACATATTTTGTTAACTCAATGTTAGCAGTTGTCGGAACTAATTCACCATCAATATCTTGGAAAACAGTTTGCATAGTTCCTGCACATTCCTCAAGCGTCTTTATACCATCGATTGTAAGTATCTCTGTATCACCAATCAAACACCATATCTGCATACCAAGGAAATTAGATGCAGATGATCCAGCAATAATTTCTATATCACCATTTGGAACATATATCTGATTAACTGTGCCACGATTCATCGTTCCATGTTCCATGAACCACTTGGAATGTTTCAATGTCTGATTAAATTCAGAAAATGCAACTCCTGCAGCTAAATCCTTTGTAAGATTTGCAAATGCCAATGTTAATTTCGAATGTGGTTGCAATCCAAAATATCCTTGTGGATCACGATAGAGCATGAGTCTATATAGCATATATGCCATAATTTTTACAGATGTAGCAGTCTTACCAATACGAGTGGCACCAGACAATATAATTTCGTTGTATTGGTTTCCATGGTTAAATATATCTGTTAAAGTTTGTCTCCAAAATGGATATACCATTTCACCATTCTTTGTAGTTTCACCAAGATAATACGGATCACTAATAAACTGATCTATTGATACTGGAACTTCCTTAAAATCAGCAAGCCACACATGCTCATAAGTTTCTGAATCACCTGTATCCACAATCTCTTGTAGTATTTGTCGGAGAATCATCTGTTCATCGTAGGAACAAGTTGCATAGATATTCCGTATGCGTTCTACCACAGATTCATCTATCAAATAGAATCACCACCAGTCATGTCTCCTACTTCAACAGGTCCAAGTATTGCTAATACCTGTTGTGCGCTTGTCCTAAGTTTATCTCTGGATGACTTAGACAAAATACTTGCACCATCTGGGGCATCTTGTACAGATGGAACTTCATCAATTAAATATTCTTTCAAATTCATATATGGTTCAAGCAACTTTTGAGATTCAATCATATTCTTCTGAAGTTTCTCTTGCATAGCAAGTAGTGTTGCCCACGACATAGAATTATTCACATCAATAGTAGTTAATCTAGAATCAATAGATTCATAAAGTTTTTCTTCAAGTCGATCCATCAAATCCAAATACCGAACAATTCTTGTAACCTGATGATATATTCGCATAACTGTTATATTCTGCATAGTTTTTGACACAGAATATGAATCACCATTACAACACAATAAGGACGTTCGCATATTTGCTACGTCCTCACGTTGTTTCTGTAATAATTGGTCCGATATAGAAGCCGGAAGAATATCAACGGTTTTGACATCTTTCTTCATTTGTCCACCACCTATTAAATTTACATTCTTTGAAGATTTTTAAGGTCTAAAAGAATAACACTTAAATCTGCAATCTCTTGTTTAGCATACTTATCACCATTACTTGCAGCATCACCAAGTGCATCTATCGCATGATTTACATGTTCTGCTGCCAATGTGTAAAACTCTTTTGCTAAACCAAGATTCTTTTTTGCTTCGATATCTTCAGTTGATTCGTCTTGAACATCGTTAATATCTTCTGTATTTTCCGCGTTATCTGAAGAATTTACACATTCTTTTACATCATCCTTTATGTTCATAACGCATTCATCACCAGCACAAGATTTTTTAGAAATTTTCATTACTGAACAACCTCCTTCACATTCCACAACTTTGCAAATGGTGTATCATCACTCTGTATCAAGTCTTCAAACTTATTAAGTCGCTTTGACAAATCTGCATCATCACACTCAAGTTCATTCGTAAAATATCTAAGATTGTCAAAATTTGATTGAATTTCGTTCAAATCTGGACACAGTTTATATACAGATATTTCTAAATCCGCTATAGCTTCAACCGCACGAAAATCCCAAATATATTTTCGGAGTTCTTTATATAGACGATTATATTCATGTTGTATCTTTGAACTATTTATCATATTCTAAACCCCTAAATTCTTTATCAACTATATAATTCAACATAACCGGATTAAGTAAACTTCTACGCACATTAGATATCTCATTTTCAATAATTTGATCCTGAATATCCATTACATATTCAGAATAATATCTACTAAATGATATACAAGGTAAATTATTTATCGTCTGTTTCACAGTTTCTAGCATAAAATACCTCAACAATTTTCCGGTACAAAACTTCTATATCTCTTGGAACATCTAAATCTGATTTTGACTTATCTATATGTACATCATAAAACCATTGCAATGCTGATATACTAGAATTTAACTGACTTAATGTTGGAATAGTTATAGTTTCTCCACCAGCATACTTGCATAGATTGATTAATCGCTCATGACCTATAATTGAAAATAGTTCTGGCAACCATGAAAATTCAGGAACATTATGAAGTGGTAACATAAGTTCCAAAAGATATGCGAAATCCAACTCTTCAGTTATAGGTAATTTTTTATTATTCATTAGAAATATTCGGTTCTACAGGCTTTTGTGAATAGTTTACTTCAAATACAATCGCATTATCTGTACGAGCAAGCCGATTAAAATTCAAATAACCATAATCTGCCGAATTCAGTAATGCAATAGCTGGTTCCATTACATTATTTAAGTTAACGGAATCTTTATAATAAATCCACAGTTCATTGTCACCCTTAACTGTTGCAAATCTTACACCACAGGAATCTTGTGAACTATTGAGCAATCCCATAATCGAATCTGTTTGATCTGCAATGGATACAACTGGACATTTGTTCGGCTCTTCAGATGCAGTAATGGATTCGCCAGATATTGATGAAGATTCCGAAACATCAGACGATTCAGATTTTGAAGTATCTACATCTGTATCATCAGTAGATACACTAGGCTCAATAGATTCCGGAGATTCTTCGTTCTTCAACATATCACTAAGATGATGATCTGCATGACGAACTGGTGATGGTGAAGATCCTACATTTACATTTACATCCAAATCAGAATCATTAGATTCTTGAGATTCTAATTCAAGATTCTCATCATTAGATTCAGACTTCTCTTCTTCAACAATTTCAGCCCGTTTTTCCTTATATTCATCATCAAGATACTCTGATAGTTGTTGAACAAGTTCCATATTTATTGGATCATCTATAGCTGCACGAATTGCATCTTGTCTCTTACTTGATTTAAAAAATTTACTTGCAAAAATTGACTCCATTATTATCTCCTTCAACACTACTTCGTGCTAAGTAAATATTTTCTAGCATCTACCATATAATAATATGGCTTATCAGGATTATTATTCTGTATAGTGTATGCAAAATACAAAAGGCAAGTATCTCCAGTTACTGTATTTTTAAATGACATGCGATATTGATGATAACCAGTTTCCATATCCAATGTTTCAGACTTAAACTTGTACCATATACGGTAAGGGTCGTGCTCCCACAAGTTATTAATCTGCGTATCATTGGAAGTTCCATCAGAATCAGATCCTATATCTGTATCAGATTCTGTATCTGTATCTGAATCAGTATCTGAATCTTCCAACGGGATTGCTACATCAGATATTTCAGCAACTTGATATAGTTCATACTCCTTAGCTATATAGGCAGGTATACGTATAAACAGATATTCTTCTACTTGCTGTAAACTAAATAGTTCACTTACATGAGAAACATCTTTATGTTGAACTGCATCAAGACGGAATGACGGAAACTCCTTTTCGCATCTATTTAGAATCCTGTAATTGTCCATGAGTAATCTGGATTAGCTGCACGATCATTCTTTAAAACAGTATAACCTTTTTCTTTAAGAAGTTCAACCATAGCATCACTAAGTCCACGGCTCCATGTAACAGAATGTGCGCCGGTATTAGCAGCATTGTTTATAGCATGAGCAACAGACTGTTGTTCAAGTATAAATGGAGCATTGTCCGCTATCTTTTTTGCTTCAGATGCAGAAATCAACTCAATCTGTTGATAAATGGGAGTTACAAAATCCATATCTGATTCCTCCAAATCTATATTTGGTAATTAAATTTATTCATTATATAAATATAAAAGGTTATGGTAAAATCACCATAACCTTATAAACTAATCTCCATATTTTACGTTGAAAAGAAACTTAGCAAGTGTTGCATGTTGTGCAATCCTGGAACTAGACAAATCAGATACACATTGTATTATATACTTACGTATTCTGGTGTTTCTCATGGTATTCATAAGATAGTTCATCACAAATCTTATATCTGTTTCCGAATTATCTGGATAATGTCCCAGTTTCCACAAAAGATTCGACACACTATCTGTCAACTTAAACTCAGATTTTAAGTTCTTAAAATAATCAATTTGCGCTTTATTTAGTTTATATACATAGTCAACATCATACAAAGTGTTGACACCTTTCCACACAGGTTCTCCTTGTAGTGCGGTATATTTAGAAGAATCTATGGAATTTGCGTATGTATTTATATCAGAATGTACTGGTTGACCGACAGAAACACAGGTACATCTACTTATAATTGTATCTGGTATATCATATCTATTCCTACAGGTAACAACAATATACACATTTGTTTTAGGTTCCTCTAAAAATAATAGAAGTGTATATGATGCTGATAGTACACCTAAATCCAGATTCTCTATACAGAATAGTATCGGATTTGTAAAATCTATACTACGATCCATAGCTTCCCTAATATCCTGAACATTTGGTTGAACAAATATTACATCAGATATATTTAACTCTTTTGCATATTGTTTGGCTAAGTGTGATTTTCCGCACCCAATACTACCTTCAATAAGTACACTATGTCTGTCAGCATTAGCAAGTTGCTTTAATTCTGATATTGAATTTTTCTGAAACAATAAATTCATCAGTAGGTCTCCATAAATTCAACACTTGGTATTTTCTTAAATCTCATTAGTCCAAATAAATAAATAAGACTTGACTTTTCATCAAATGCGTAAGAACGAAGCTTCTTCAACTCATTATATGTCAACATAAACATATTATAGATATCCGGTTCAAACCAATATTTTACATAATCCTTTAAATCAGATTGAGAATATTTATTGCTTATAATCTTCTCAAGTTCAATCATTGTGGAAAGTATTGCATAGAATATACTGTTATAATCATCACAGGAATCTAAGAATCTAACTAAATAGTTAAAGTTCTTTGTTGCAATAGCAATCTTCAATGAATCTGTTGAAAATTCTTGATTCTTACCAAACAACGCAAGTATTTGAGAATCAGTAAGTTCAAAAAATCTCTCCGGTTCGACCATAGACATACTTTTACACATGTTCTGTGCATCATTATAATTCTCACAATGTTTTGCGGAAAGATTTATTAATTTGTCAGGAAGATGTGG